AGGTGCCACCCCGCTTCGGCCTGAAGTTGAAGACGCCACCGTAGTCTTCAGCTTCTTCAAGGATTCCACGGTTGCCATGATAGCGAGTGCCGATGTCCTTCAAAATTTCAGTGAGTGACTCAGCACACCTTTCGTTGACCCTTGTCCTCTTGACCAGCTTGCCATCATAGAACATGGGAAACGGGAAGTCAATCATAATCAGACGGGACTCATCACCTGCTTCGCCGTAGAAGGCTCGGAGGCTTGCTTGGTCTTGCCGTGGCCAAGGGTTGACTTCAGGCATCATAGACCTCAGGTGATTCTGGCAGGCACGAATGGAGCGTGGTCCCCAGAAACCATCATCACAACCTTCCTGAAAGGCGGCTGGATAAGAGGCCTTGATGCGAAGCTGAGTGGCCTTGATTTCTTGAGTGGTCACTTGGTTGAATAGATGGGGATTTTGACAGGTCTCGCGGGTGGTGTGTAAAGGACAGACCCATCCTTGGCACTGCTGAATTCTCCGTAGGGTGATTGAACGGACACACCCGCGCAACCACTCAGAGTCAGGATGTATCCAAGGACCGTTAGTGGGATCAGGAGTGGGATGATCACCGTGCTGATCTTGAAGCTGTCATTCTTGACTCCATCGTCAAGGTAGTCACCAATCAGCATCAGCAGTGGTTTCGCTCCTGCCGCGAACGTGGGACCAGCCACGACCAGCCACGAGGCCACATCAGGCGGGACAAGTGCCAAGACCTGCAGGAAGTCGGCACCGCCGACAAAAGCGGCGAGCAGGCCAAGGAGTTGGAGTATGCGGATTGTTTGGATGCGCCATAGCGGCACACCATAGGCTTTCAGTTCAGCAGGCACTAGGGTTGGATCATTGTTCATTTTCTTGTTGGTTTGTGGTTTCAGTTAGTAGATTTTACGAAAGGTCACGCACCATCTTGATTGACACGGCACACTTCAAACGCTGAGTGTCAAGTTTCACGAATGGAGTGTTGAAGGTCAAACACCAATTGATGTATCCACTTGCTCCAGGTGGTGCGATCTGGGCGATGCGATTGTTCCCAGTTGAAGTTCCAGCGTTCCACGTGAATTCGCGTGTGTGGGTGAAGTCATTTGAAGCTGACGCGCTTGTGATTACCTCTGCGCTTCTGGAGACTGATCCGGTGGTGTTTGCCAACCAGCTCGTCACCGCTGGTAGAGCTTTCTTGTTTGCTTCAGACAGCCATCCTGGAGAGTTCACGATTGCGCCGGAAGAAAACCCGTGTGTCCACCGTAAGTCAACACCTGGATCACCTCCAATGGTGGCTGTCGTGTCAACCGCTGGACCAGTGATTGTTGATGTGATGCGTGCCACACTGCTCGAAACCATGCTGGCAACGGTGGCAAGACCAAGATCATCAAAGTAGGTTGCGGGAGTGGCCAGACGGATGGTGCCACTTGCTCCCATTGCTCCAGGGTTGGCAGCGTCTGTGATGGTGATGGTGGTTGAGTTAGGCACGGTCGCAACCACGAATGTTCCATTGTATCCTGCCAAGCTGGCACCTGCAATGATCACAGTGTCCGACACATTGAATCCATGAGCGACAGAAGTGATGATTGTAAGTGTGCTTGAGTTGGAGCTTGCTGAACTGATGTTGAACCTTCTTGGGATCACACCCCTCAAGTCCAGCTTGTCTCCTGCTAGGAAATGGGTCGCTCCAGTGAAAGTCACATCTACGTTGGTGCCGTTCCCAACGATGGAAGTGATTGCATACTTGGTTGGGATACCACTTGCCTCTGCTCCCAAGTCGTAGTTCTGGATGCGATTTGAGTAGGTAGTGGTGATGGTGTAAGTGAATTGGATCTGGTCGTCAACTTCAATTGAAACCGGGGATGGCAGAACAATCCTTGCCACGCTACCAATCATGACGCTTCCCAAGGTGTAAGCTGAAGTCGCAGAATCAAAGGTTACAGTGCAACTTGAAATTGACGTTCCTGCCGTTAGGTCAACCGTCGGACTTGACGATCCTGCAGTCTTTGATTGGATAGAACCCGTTGACGTTACATTCGTCAACCAACGGCGGATTGTCTTGCCCGTGATAGTCCTTGCTGGACCGCTGACTGTGATCTGCGTGTCACTCACCCGCGTGACAACGTGGCACCTTTCACCGTCTTGCCATTGAAGCTCATTTCCGATTTGACTAGGTGACGATGGAAACGTGGCTGACCCGGTAGCTCTTGTCACGGTGTTTCCTGATTGACTCCAGGTGCCTCCAAGGTCTTCATAGTTCAAAGCGGTTGAGGTGAAGGTGAAACACGTTTGACTTCCAACCGTGGCAGGTGCTCCAGACCCGGAAAGCGGGCTGTTGAGCACGGTGTTCTTGATGCCTTTGAAAACCTCAATGACTTTGCCTTTGCGAATGATCCGCAGGTCCAGGGTTCCACCTACTCTTGCTTCTGTTTCAAATTTCATGGGATGTCTAGTGTGATTGTGGCTTTAGGGAAAGTGGTTGAGATGTTCTCTGATCCCACGGCTCCAAGGTCTTCAAGGACAGTTTTGATTTCAAGAACTGCTTTCGGGAAAGTGGTTGGGATGTTCTCTGATCCAACTGTTCCAAGTGGTTTGACTACTGAAAGCAACGACAATACTGCTTTGGGGAAAGTAGTTGGGATGTTCTCTGATCCCACGGTGCCGATGTTCTTTAGGATGTCAATCAATTGCAAGTTTGCCTTGCCGAATTGCGGGCTCAGGTTTTCACTGAATGAACCCACATTCAGGATGAACGGTCCACGAGTGATGAGCACATTGCCAAGGCCAAGCACGGTGACCCCGAACTCAAGTGTCCGACTGTAGATGTGAAGACTGATGGTTTGCCCTTCAGCAGGATATACATTGAACATCTTGTATGCGTCACCAGCAAGTATCTTGCGATTGGCATACACATTGACCGCTGGAGCGTAGTAGAGTGGATAGGGACGCTCACTACTGGGGATCACGGTTTGTGCAACCACTCGTTCAAGCTGAGCTGTGACCTTGAAACGATTGTGTGGAACGTATGACTCATTGAACTTGCCACCAATGAAACGGACAGGGACGCTGAAGAACTGGCCATCAACAGGGAGTGTGATGAAGAAGTGCATGGCTCCACCCTGCAATGTGACATAGAAGAAATCTTGGAACTCTTGCAACTCATCAAGGCTCAATTCCCAGCTTGCTGAATATTTCCTGGTCGTGGTTTCAAACCGTGGCCACTGGCGAGTATGACCACTCTCCATCTCCAATCGCTCAGCTCCACGATTGGCGGTTTCGCTGAACTGGATATTGACTGATGGCAGGCCAGCGGGGAAACTTGGTGCCGTGTAAGTTGGGATCGGGTCAACATCTTGACTGGTGATTAGGACATCACCAGCTCCGAAGTTCTGGACACCGAAGTAGACCCACTGAGTTTCATCAGTTGGAGGTGGCACTCGGTAGGTCGTCAAACTGCCACTCCCAGGTCTTGCAATGAGTTGAGCGTTCCTGAATGAAAGTCCAAGTGTCTGGCTGAGGGCTTCATCAACCCTCATGCGGAACCAAGGTGCCACGGGAGGAGTCCGGCTTGGTGCCGCTGACGTTACGAACATGACTTCAACAGTGGCACTGATAGAAAACCAGAAGGCTCCATCATGGCTGATGCGGTAGTCACCGCCGACAAACCTAGCAGGAACCTCTTCAAGTCCACCATCAACCGCCATTGTCAATGCGAAGATGAGCTGTCCACCTGCCAAGGTTTCATTGAACCAATCTTCAAAGATGACGGTCTGTGCCTGTGAGAGCTTCCAGCTCAACTCATACGTGTCACGGCCTGTCGCAAACCTACCTTGTTGAATGAGCAGGCCAGTTTCTTGATCGGTGCGGATGACAGGTGTGACGGACTCACCTGTGAGGCTGTCCGTTGGCTGAGGTAGGTTGCTTGGATAGTCAATCATCGTGCCGCTCTCCCGCGTGTGAAATTGTAAGTGCCTTCAATGGCCTTGGCAATACCTGTCCCGCCCTTCTTGATATCACCCGCAACCCGTTCAGCCGCTTGGCCAATGATGAACTCCACCATCTGCTTGTCACCATCCTTTGAACGCTTCTCAGTGACGGTGGCTCCAGTATTGTTGATGATGGTGACTTGCACGTTTGAACCGTCCCCTTCTGCTCCACCCGTGGCATCCGCAGTGGCACGCCGACTGGAAACCATGGCGGGTCCACGGACGAGCTCTGGACCGATCTCCCCGACGATCCCAGTGGTTCCGGCGGGAATCATGCCACCTTTGTCATACATGGCGATGGCCTCATCCTGGGATTTGATTGCTGCGATATTGGCAGCTCCGGCCGCAAGTGCCGCTCCGGCCGCGATTGGTGCCGCGATGAAACCATAGTATGGAATCGCCGCTGCCGATGCGTATGCACTGGTCGCGGACTCATACATCTTGACCGTTGCTTGCACGATGGCCAGTGCCTTCGCCGCCTTGGCTCCTTTCTTGCCGAACACGCTTGCGATCTGGGAAAGATTGCCGAACAGGTCAGCCACTCCCGTGACCATCTGCCGTTGACGCTCAAGCTCCATCTGCCGTTGCATGTTCGTGTATTGAGATTCCGTCTTGGTCAACAAGGCCAGCTTCTCACTTTCAGTCAACTCAGTGGTTTCAAGGATCATCTTTCGCCGGCGATCATAGGACTCCTTGAGGTCTGCTTCCTCCTTGGCCAGTTGCTCAAAGACGTTTGAATTGTATCCAACATCATTGATCTGTGGCAGCATGTCTTCAATATCTGCCATCCTCAATGCTGAAGAATCCAAACCACTGCCACCCCCGCCTCCGCCTCCCAGCTTGGCGTTTCGCTCATCAATCAGCTTGATCTGCTCGTTGAGAGTTGCAATGGCCTTCTTGCCAGTTTCAGCATCCAGCTTGCCAGCGTTCACCAGTGCCTGGATGCTTTCCTTTTCAGCCGTGATCTTTTCTGTTTCGGTTGTCGCAAGCTCCTTGGCACTTTTGATTGACTTCTTGTCTTGCGCTTCCTTTTCTTTTTGAAGCTCAAGCGTGGCCTCGGCGTCCTTGAGCTTCTGTGCCATCAGCTTGTCCTCCTCAGCCATGGCTTTCTTCTTCTGCTCGGAGGCTGTCACTTCGGCCTTTGCAGTTGCGCTCACTTCACCCTGGAGCAGTGCATACTCTTCACGAAGAGCTTGGATCTTCAAGGTGTATCCTTCGGCCTCAACTGGATTGGTGGCCTTCTTCTGTGCTTCAACCAGCTTGTTGACCTCAAACGTGATCTGGCCGAAAGCCTTGTCCTTGTCAGCCACACCTTCCAGTCCAGCTTGCAGAGCGGCGATTTCCTTGTTGACATCAATCAACCTGCTATTCGCCACACCCGCATTCGTGAGTAGCGGCAGCAATCCCCAGTCAGCTTTCGCCTTGGCACCCTTGGCCAAGTCTGCTCCACCTGCGATCAGCTTCTTCTGCTCCTCTTGCAGTTTCTCCAACTGGCCAAGGGTTGCGGTCACACCCATCTTGCCACCAAGATTGAGCGCGTTCTGTGTATCAGCGCTGAGGTTGCCAAGTGACTGGATCAAACCTGCCACACCACGCAAGGCCTCACCGAATGCGGCGATGATTCCCATGCTGGCCTCCATCTGCTCAACTAGCAGAACCGCTGAAGTCTTTACAGAGCTGATCGCCGCTGACGTGACGTCCGCATTCGTTTTGAAAGCCTTTTCAGTGCGACCGCTGGCATTGTTCACCTCATCAAGAGCGCGACGGGTCTTTTCCAGCTTTTCCCCTGTCGTGCCGAGGACGGCTTGATAGGCGACCACGGATCCAACCGCCTTGACGAGTCCAGCGTCGTTGCCAGCATAGGCTTGACGCAACCGTTCAAGGACACCAATGAGGCCAAGCTGGTCCACTGCTTGACGAGCACTTGCGAAACCCATTGAACGCAGAGCCGCTGTCATTTCCTCAGTCGGGTTGAGGAGTGAAGTCATGGCACGCTCAATCTGTGTGATAGACTCACTCGTGCTCGTGCCTTGCGATGTGATCTGCGTGACCATGGCAAGCACTTCCTCAAAGCTCACACCGAAGGCGGCAGCGGGGACCATGGCACCCGCCAAGGCACCGCCGAGTCCCTCAAAGGTGGCTTTTCCGTAAAGGACAGTCGTGAACAGCTTGTCACTGATCTCTTGCGCTCTGTTCGCCTCAAGGCCATAGGCATTGATGACGTTCGTGATTGCATTGACAGCGGTTGCCACCGTTGTCCCACCGCCGACAGAGGTTTGAATGGCGGTCTGCAGGAAGTCAAGAGCGTTTTCCTTGGGAATATCCGCCTGGATGATTTCAAACAAACCTTGTGCCGCTTCTTTCGCATCAACACCAAGGGCCGAAGCCAAGTTAAGGACATCCTTGCGTAGATCCTTGAATTGCTTGGCGGAGTATCCTGCGATTGAGTTGACCTGCTTGATGGCCTTGTCATACTCAAGCCAAGCCTGAGTCGCAGATCCCAGGGTCAGGGTGAGGCCTCCCACGCCGATACCAACGACCGCAAGAGCGGAGGTGGCCACACTTCCAGCGGTGCGAAAGGCATTTCCCATTTTCAGCGCGGAGGCTGAATTCTTGTCCATCTGCCGTTCCGTCTTGGCACCTGCTCTTTCCAGTGCGGACAACCGTGTTTCGGCGGTCTTTACTCCGTCGGAAAGAACTTTGATTTGCAGGCTTGTGACGTCGTCTGGCATGGTGGTCTATGATTGGCGGTGGAGCTTGTCTAGTGTGAGGAGGATTTCAACTTCAATGGATGTGACGGGACGTAGCATCAACCGGGACCACGCGTCTATTTCTTGAAAGGTGACGGGACTGTTCCAGATGAGTTCGTTTTCATACCACTTCCAAAGATAATGCAGTGCCTCGGGAACACGGGCTGAGCGCTGGAGTTCAGGTGGCTCAACCCGTGTGACCTTGGCGATTTGTTCTAAGTGCTTCCGCTGGGAAGTGCCGTTCTTGCTACCTTTGACAATGCTGTTGAGGAAGAACTCATTCTTGGCATAGTCTAGCAGTTCCGTCACCGCTTGGCGAAAAAACTTGCACGTCTTGCTGATGTTGAATCAACTAGGCCACGAATCATCGGGCTTTCCGTTAGCAGTCGGACAGTGTTCTCCTGATTGAATTCAGTTTCCATTGTCCAGCCACCAACCAGCTCAGCAAGCAATTCCGTATCCGCCTTGTCGCGGGCGTCTTGCTGTTCCTCTTCCGGCAGTTGCAAGATGAGCAGGTTCTTTTTGGAACGCTCAACTTGCGCCTTGCGAAAGTGGTCACTGTCAACACCACGAATCGTGATGCTTTCACCGCTGTCACTACCGTCAGGGAGTAGCAACGGCACACTGATGCCTTCATTTGATTTTTCACGGGTGAAGAACGCGTCGATGGGGAGTTTCTGTGTCATGGGGAGTTAGGTTGGTTTCTTAGGGGATTGTTGGATCAAGCAGGGATACGCTCAACCTTGAGTTGCGTGGCTTCGCCGGCATCATAGATGGCCTGGAACGGCATGGCCAGCGTGATGGATCCTTGGTTGCTCACGTCAGGTTGTCCGCCAGTGTATTTGATGTTCGGCAGGGTGAACTTCAAGGTATTGCCGTCTTCATCAACAAGACTGAACTCCAGGCTGGAGGCGGTTTCGTTGAGGAACTTTTCAAGCATGGTGGCATTCTCGAAATAGACAGTGATCTGGCCAGTGCAATTGGAACGACCAATGGAAGGCTCCAGGGTGAGGTCACTGAACACGACGAACCGTGGCTCCAACCCGTTTTCAAGGGACAGGCTGATCTCCGTCACGATGCCAATGGTGGCACCATTTTCCTTGAGCGATCCGGTGAAACTGTCATAGACCTTGCTGGTCGTTGGGAGTTCCAGGGTGGAGCCAGCGGGAGCAGTGGTAGCAAGAGCAGGTTCACGTCCAAGGACACCGAAGGTGCCAGTGATGATTGCTCCAGGTTGGACAGACAGACTGAGCATGTTGAGCTCAACCCCTTTGAAAAGGTGGAACGGTTTGTCCGCACTCTGGATGTCACTGAAGTGACGCATGAAGGTGAACGAGCGGCGAGCCACACCAACCTTCAAGACTTCAGTGGTCGCAGTGATATCCACGGCGTCACCAGCGGCTTCATCAACAAGGTCAGCAGGACTGTCATCAACCTTTGTCACGGTCATACGACCAGCGGTGAGCACGGTGATCTTGAACGTGCCATTGTTCGCAGGTGTGGTGAACCCTGTCACTGTGACGATGTCACCAACTTGAAAGCCATTGATGATGAATAGCAGGCCAGAATCCAAGAAGCTGTCGTCACTGTCATCAACAGAAAGGGTGTCATCAGCAATGGTGCCTTTCGGTGTCCAGGTGCCAAGGGTGACCGCTTCCAGCATGTCGTCAAACGTGCCATAGGACAGTTCAAAGCCGACGTCACCGCCGACCTGCTTTGTGCCATGGCGGAAGTCCTTGATCTGGCGATCCGGGCTCAACTCCTCGCTGACGTTGGTTGACTTGGTCGTGCCAAGGGTTGCGGAGGTGTGACGCAGACGTTTCATGGTCGGCGTGTTCGGGGTGGTTCCATACGTGGTTTCTTTCACGTAGTAGAGGGCGTGACGGGATGCATCGCTCATGATGGTGGTGTTCTATTGTTTGTTGGTGGTGTGATTACGGGAATGACGGTGGAGGGCCGATGATAACTGGAGGCATGGTGTTCGGCCACGTTGGGATGAGGCCACGTTGATAGCGTGCTGAGAAATAAATTGAAAGGGAAACCCTCCAGTCGTTGCTGACGAGTCTGCCGTTTGAGCGTGCCGTTGAATGGATCTTCACTGATTGGCTGTCATACACGAAACGAACTCCTGGAATGAAGTATTGCTCCAGAGTGTTGAGTGCTGCCAACTGCTCCGCCTCACCGCTGTCACTAGGCACGTTGATGTCCAACTGCAAGACACCGCGCAACTCATCCTCGCCTAGCTCACCAATCGTCATGGCGACAGGGTTTCCAGGCATGTAAGAGACGTTGACCCATAGGCTCCCAGGTGGTTTGAATAGCTTGTTTGGCCACGCGGTCTTCGCGGTCAAGCTCATCGTATCCATCTGCCGTTTGACAGCGTGGAAAAGGGTGGCTCTGACTTTCTGCTGGCTCATGTGATTAGAAGTTCATGCTGAAGCTTTCACCTAACGTCTCTTTGAGTAGGATTTCAAACCGGAAAGTATTGCGACGGACCATGCCGAAGGGAGACTTCGTGTGGCTCCATCCATCATACTCAATTCGTGCCGCGTATGGCATGGAGTTTGACATGAAGATGGCATCATCACCCTTTGAGGATCCAACCACTTCATTGATGATCTGCATGGATACCGAGCCAGTCGTGTCACGTGTGAGTTCATTCACGCGGCGGTCAGGTGCTCCAATGCTGAAACGCCAGTTTCCTCGCAGGGTGCCAGCAAGGACTGGAGTGTCCTCAACGATGGCATTGAAAAGTTTGATGGCCACACCTTTCTTCACGCGAGCCATCTCCTTTGACGACTTGCGGTTGAACTTGCTCAGGTCATCTGCAAACTTTCCCATCAGTCAACAAGTAGAACGCCAATTTGATACAGGATCGTCACACCCGCTGGTCTCAACGGTGAAACGCCAATGATCCGCCACTTCTTATCATCAAAGGTGATGACGTCTTGTGGCAGTGGTTCCGTGACGGTCAGGCCATCACGGTTGACAGCGGAGGCAAGTAGATACCGAGCCTTCGCAAGAATGAGGTTTGTGTCCTCAGCGAGTTTGTTGTCAATGCCACGGAAGCGGGCGATGGTGGCAGGCAAGACGACAGCATCAATGCTCCAGGTCGCTGTGGACTTGGTGCCACTGCCATCAATTGGATTGTAGCTGGCAACCGTTTCGCGATCTACCTGCATCGCACGACCCGAATCCTTGATGAGGCGGGTGGCAGTTGCGGCAGATTGCTCGTAATTCGGCATCAGATTAGATCCTGGAGGTCGTTAGGAAGACGCCGCTTGCACTGGCCTCAAAGAGTGGTTGCAAGAGCGCCAGAGCCTTTGTAAAGGTCGGCGATGGCGTGCCGCCGGAAGAGGATGGTGCATACTCGGTTTCAAGGACGTCAATCTTTTCACGGATGACTTCGCGGCCGTCACTGTTTGGAAGCAGGTCTGAACCGGATGAGCCATCAACGATGAGCTGGCATTGTGCATCCTTTAGAACCGTTGGAATTTCGTCATCAGCAATATCAAAGCCATCACAGACCACTCCAGTCCTTGGCCACTGGAGCCGCTGGTCCTTGCTGATCTTGGTTCCTTGATACTCACTCCTCAAGGACTCCAAGAAGTCCATGGCCTTGATCACAAAGGGTTCAAGCGTGGCATCCACCGCGCTCAACGTCACACCGCGTGCCAGTGCAAAGGCACGAGCTTCGGCGAGTGTGACATAGCTGTTCGCGTTGGATACGATATTGCCATCTTCAATGATCAAGGCCATGGTTCAGGGGTCCAGTCGGGAGTTGGTGTGATTACGGAATGGCAGCGATCTGGCGAGCGATCTCGTCATGGAGCACTTTCGGCGTGACCAGCATCGCGACCGTGCTTGTGCCAGCTTGCGCTTGAGCGGCGGTCATGGTTGCGGCAGCGTCTTGCTCCTTGGCGAATTGCTTGTTGAGTGAAGCTGCCGAGGACTTCCCAGGTTTGATGGGAGTGCGAGGCTTCAGTGGATGTGCGGATTTTGACATGGTGTGAACGTGTTGATGTGTTGATGGTTAGTCAAGCAGGCTTTCGTCAGCAACCTTGGCAGGTTTTGAGGCCTTTGCCTTGGCAGGCTTGCCATCAAGAAAAACCTGGACCACACCTTGGCGATCCACGGTTTTGATGAAGGCAAGAATACGGTGGCACACCTTTGTCACATCTTCATTGCTGTTGACCGTGACGTGAATGGTGCCGACCTTCTGTTGACGGACGACCGCTTGGTTTCGTTTGGGGGCGGATACTGACATGACCTTGTTGAGTTGAATCCTCGGGGTGACCCCGCTCGCACTCCCCCCCGGAAGTGTGAACGAGGCCTCCCCCAAGAAATGGTTCAGCCGTTGACGTAGGAACGAACGATGCGCGTTTCCTTGACGTTGACGTATGCGGTCTTCCATGCTCCGGCGGTTGCCAGTTGCGCGTCAGTCGGTCCGCCCTTGGCAACGGTCAGGTCAGGATCAGGACCGGTCGGGGTCCAGACGGTGCCGTTCACGTGAGCAAGGAACACGATGCGGTCGTAGAGTGCCTTCCGCAGATTGGGGATGTCACTGTCATACGCGAGCGAGCTGGAGGTGGTTCCATCCTGGCCTTGCGTCGCGATGTTGAAGATCATCGTGTTCGGTGCCTGGATCGTGATGGGATATACCTTTCCACCGCCGGAAGTGGCGTTCTTCACAAGGCGGTCGTCAGTGATGACGCGGAGGCCTTTGTAAGTTTGGAACAGGATACCTTGACCTTCGGACTGCTTCACCGTGTCAAGCTCGTTGAGCTTCTTCAGGTTGGTGCGGACCTTGGAGTGCATCGAGATGGTGCCACCAATGAAGTCATCCTCCTTGATGCCGAGCAGGCCAGTCATGTCATGGAACAGATCCTGGTCGAAGAACACATCCGGGTCGGTGCCGTTGTCGTTGAAGTCCGTATCAAAGATCAGGCTGGCGAAATCGCTGGAAGCAAAGATGCCGTTCTGGATTGCGAGGTATGCTTGCTCAGCGTCGGAGAACCGAACATTGAGCAGACGATCTGCAATGTGAGCGAACGGGTCCATGCCGGATTGAGCACGGGAGAAGGCATCCGCTCCCCAAGCCTTTTCACGGTATCCAACGGGTGACTTCTGGCGACCCGAGGTGATATTGTCAATGGCAGGTGGTGTCCCGGGATTCTGCAGGGTGTATCCACCTTCAAGCGGGTGGATGAGCGGAATCTCGACGTCAACCGCGCCATCTTCAAGAGCACGGTTCGCAAAGTTGCGACCGTCTTTGATGACGAGCGGAGAATTCCAGATGGAATTGAGGAGTGGCTGGCGTTCCGCCATCGCTTCAAGAAGAAGTTCGACGGGAGCGTGAGCCAGATCGGTGATGGTGGTGTGTGCCATGGTATTGTCTGTTCGGTTTGTGTTTCAGTGGGATCTTGCGAAACCTACTTACAAGCCACCCAAGATCACTGATCTGCGGCGGTGGAAGCAGGGTTGGAATTGAATTCCTTGATTTGCTCAAGGAGCTGAGGATTGGTGGCCATGTCCTGATTGACTTTCACCCAGTTCGTGGTCCCGTCCGCGTTCTTGTAGTTCTTAAGATTGGAGGCACCGCCACCACTCCCGCCTCCGCTGGCACCGCCACCTGAAGCAGAACTACCCTTGAGGATACCGGAAAACCGCTTGTCAGCAAGCAAATCTTTCTTCAACTCATCAGGACTCAGTGCAGACAGTTTGCCTTCAGCGTCCAAGACGCGAGTGGTTGCCTTGCCATCTTCACCGAACTCAGCTTGGAGCCTTTTCTCCACCCATGGCAAGAGCAGATCCGGGTAGACCGCAAGCTCGGCACTGATTTCTTGCGCCTTGTTTGTCACGAGCAACTGGCGAAGACTGTTCTCGCGTGCTGCGATGACGGCATCCTTGTCAGCCTGGAGCTTGTCATACTTCTTCTGCCAGCTTGCGTTGATGCTGTCCACATCCCCTTTGCCTTTGTTTCGCTCGTGCTCAGCATCTTCTTTTTCCTTGACCAGTCGGTCACGCTCGGCCTTCAATGCCTTGCGCTCCTCCTTCTCATGCTCAAGAGCACGCTTCAGGGCGGAGTCATCATCATTGGCCTTCATGACGTAGTTATCACCGTCAGCGGTGAACATCTTCTTCAGTGAAGCAGGAAGGGCATCATATTCTTCTTTTGTCAGTTTCATGGTTGGTTAGTTTGGGGGATTCAATTCACAATCCTGCTCTTTTGAAGGCGGCAGCATCCTTTTCACGCATCTCTGCAAGAGTCAAAGGCTCAAAGTCACGACCGAGGTTGAGCTTGGCAAACTGTCCAGCACTCAGGCCTCCATCTGTGAAGAGCTTGGCACGGGTGGCACCGAGCGCGTCCTTGACGAACTCAGGTTCCTGTGTCTTCAGCCAATCATAGTAAGACAGCTTGGAGCTGACATAGCCATCGGCTGAAGAACGGGTGGCACCCTTGTCCAGAAAGTCAAATGCTGGTCCCAGGTCGGCAATGGTGGTGGAACGACAGTTCACATGGAGTGGAGGCATCGGTCCTTTGCCGATCTTGAACCGTTGCTTGTCAAGTGAGCGGCAGATCGCCGTCGTCACACCGTCAAGCGTGGCGATTATGATGTATCCCTTGACGACGTCGCTATTGGCCTCCCAGGTCGCTGTCCGTGCCGTGTTCGCAACTTGTTGCACCGCCGTCCTCGCAACCGCCTCTGCCTCGCGCCTAGACTGGATGCCGAGACCGTCCTTGTAGTTTGCCTTCTTGGTTCCGCGCAACTGCCGAGTGATGTCGCCGATGGTTTTTCCTTGTGACCATCCGTTGCGAACCACTCCCTCAGCACGGCGAACCACGCTTGCGGAGTAGCTGTCAATGAAACCCTGCAAGAGCTGGCCAGTGGCATGGATCGGTTGAGTTTGCACCCGCTCAAGGATCGCGCTTGCGCTTGGCACCTTGAACTTCGGAGTGCCACTGGCAACCCTGCTCGCCCATTGATCCAAGACCTTGGCTTCACGCTCAGCCTCAAACTTGGCGGTGTCATTCAGATCACGCTGAAATTGCTTGGTGCTCTTGTTGAGGATTTCCTGCTGAGCGGTATTGATGCGCTCAAGCAGTGCCTCAAGCTGTCTGCGGGTCAAGTCACTCAGGTCATCACTTTCAAGGTCACGAAGGATGTTGATGACGGCGTCTTCAGCCTGCTTGACTGCTGACGTCAAGTCTTTGACATAGCCACTCTTCAGCCGCTCAAGGAAGACTTGGTGCCGGATGGCGTCATCCGAAATCTGTTGAGCGGTGCGAGCCGTCATTGGTTTGTTCTTGGCCATCAGGCTTGAGGTTCAGGTTTTTGTGGATCTTGCTTGGCAGGTGCCTTCGTTGCGGCCGGAACGGGTTTGCCAGTTGCGGGATCAACTACGGTGCCTGGAAGCGGATCAGGGAACAGTGCCTTGTCCGCTTCGAGCGCATCCTTGTATTCCTCAAACGGCATGGTTGCAATCCCCGCTGTCACCATGATGTGACGATATTCTTCGGTGGTGATGCCATCACCCTGCCATTCAGCAAGCAACTGCTGACGCTCTTGCGCCGTCATGTCTGCTAGGTCAAAGTCTGTGTTGAGTTGGTAGCTGATCTTGGAGTTGTCCGTTGAATCATCGACCTCACCAATGAACAGGCCAGCCATCTTCAAGGCCATTGTCAAGGCATCACTGACGTTCTTGGCACTAGAGCTGAGGACGCCAGTGGTTTTCGTTTGATTGTTGCGCTCCTCAGTAGCTGTCTTCTGGATGTTGGTCTGTTGGACCAGTTGGGAACCGAGCGCGATCATCTTGGCCTCCAGCGCATCCATTGCCTCCTTGGCCATGGTGTTCGGTGCCGCTTGAAGTAGCATGGCGGTCGCATTGGATGGCAGCGGAATCGCAGCACGGGTGCCAAGCGCGATCGTCCCCTTGGGAAACACATCCTTGACCCAATCCTTTGTGAGGCCACTGAAGACGGGCGTCGGTTGACCGACAAGGAACACGGCTTCATGATAGTCCGCTGAAACCATGTAATGATGGACGTTGACGCTGGCCATGTCGTAGAGTGGAGCACTGTTCGGCGTCGGTGTGTTTTCCTGCCAACCAACAAACACGAATGGAATCTCCTTGAGTGGCTTGCCAGTGCTGTCAACAGGTGTGATTGGATAGCCATCAATGATTGACCACACCTCGCCGGCATCTTCCTTGCGCCAGATCTCCACTGAGTAGATCGGTGATGCTTGGTTGCTAGTGTCAAGCCGAAGGACACGATACTGGCAAGCCGTGTCACTACCGAAGCCATCATCGTCAACCGCGTATTCTTCCTCAAGACAGATCATGCTCAGCACGGCACGCGCTCCAATTTCAGTTGTCCGCCAGTTGCGGATCTTGAAGGGTGAGTAGCTGACGATCTTCGGGCGGATCTGGCCTTCATCCAAATCCTTGATGGTGACAACCATCTTGCCATCAGGGAGCTTCGGGTAGTCAGCGAGCAGACCTGTTCGTCCATAGCTGAGGACACGCGCAAGCATCAGCTTGGCAAGTTGCTCAAGGGTCTGTCCGGTGCCGTCAATGTTTGACTTGATGAGTTCAAGCCTCGGTGTCAGCTTGACCTCACTGTCCTTGCGAAACACGTATCCAACCATCCCCTCAAGAGTTCGGCCAGTGGCGTTGAACCACACCGCTCTTGCGAGGTATTGAAGATATCGTGCCGTGGCCTCCTTTGACTTGTCCTCAGGATTCGGCCTTGGCAGGTAGGTTTCACCCTTGGCTTTGATGGCTCGCTCACCATTGACGGCGTCACGGATGATGGTCCATTCATGCACCCGCTCATCAAACTGCGGATGCGTTGAATACACCTTCTTCCCCGAGCGGTCGGTGGCAATCGGCGTCTTGCTGGTCGGGGGGACGGTATTGTTTGGAATCACATTCATGATGTTGGTTAGTGTGGTTGAAGAACTTTCAGTGAGCGTGCGAAGTCAGGAGCGTTGTCAAGAACCATGTAACGAACATCATCATAGGGGTGATCTTCGGCAGTGGTATCAACGTCGTCCATGTCATCTTCATCACGCGGGAGGATTGGCAGTGTGGTTAGAGCGGCTTCGCAGTTGTCCATGAAGTAGAGGCCTGCTCCTTCTCCATTGATAGAGTTTTCAAGCGCATCGCGCATCAACTGAAGGCCGTTCTTGCGGGAGCCTGAACGCTTGTCAGCAGGATACCACTCAATCCCTTCCTCAAGCATCTTGCTGGCAATGCTATGTGACTCCGTTTCGTTGACTGAGTAGATCTGTCCGTCAGCAGGTCCAGGGTCTGGAGTGGTTTGGATCCATCCGTTGGCAAGATACTTCTGCTCACGTTCCTTGATGCCCTTGGCAATGTTTCGCGCTGACATCTTGATGCCTCGGTTGGTGCCGATGTCCTCAGTGCCATACCACTCGGCAAAACGAATGAGGCTCCCAGGTGGCAGGCGGAGAACGTGATTGGCACTGACCTTGACGTCCTCACCATTGCTCCTCGCCCACCATCCAACGCTGAACGGGTGTGTGCTTCCCCAGTCAAATGAGCGTGTGATCTTCCAGTTGGCAGGCACCTTGAAGCGAGGGAGCTTCTGGTGTTGAGGACTCCACACACCCTCAAGCGCTCCACCGACGTCAATATCCCAGTCGCCTAGCAACCAAGCCTTCCTTCGGTTCGGGTCTGTGGTGTTTTCAAGCTCAAGGACATACTCAGGAGGGAGGTAGATGTTTTCCTTGTAGCTGCCGAACAGGCGGATCTTCGTGCGGGTCACGTTCTGTTTCTTCTGCGTCCTAGGGTTGAAGATTTCCTTGGTGTCACGCATCACGACTCCAGGTGCCACATCACCGATCCGCCAGTGCTTCTTCACCCAGATGTGGCCTGGACCGTGAGGGTTTGTCGTGCTGAACGTGACTAACGGAATGTCCGGCAGAGGGTTGCTCAAATCTGGTGAATGCAACTCAGGAATGAATGATGAGCGGTTGCAACTCTTCATCATGTCATAGAGCTCACTGGTCGGTTGCTTGGTCAGCTCATTCCATGCGATGTATGGATACTCGTGACCGTGATAATTGTGATAGTCACTCAACCGCATCATGTGACGGAACAGCAAGGCCTCACCAGTCGGCCATTCCCATCGCAGGCCTCCACCCTGGATGAAGTTGGCACCGTCTTCAAACAGAGGAAACCAGCGGTTCGCCTTGGCAATGATGTCATCCAGGTTTTTGTATTTCCTGTCAAACACCACACCGCGCCAGAATCGTCCATATCCTTGACCGACGAAACGGCGGAAATACATGAGTTGAGCGTCAGTCTTGCCTGGACCCCGTGTCCCCTCATAGAGGATTTCGTTGCAAGGGCAAGACAGCACTCTGCTCTGCGATCCTGCCAATGGTTGCCACACCACTTTCGGCGGTCGCACCTGCTCTTCGCTAGGCTTGAACAGAGCGGGAAGTGCCTTTCCAATGCAGACCCCTTGATGCTGGCCGAACTGGCTCATAGGATTACCTCCGCTTTCAATCGTGCCTGCTCTTCGGCGGTTTCACGCTCCCAATCAGCCATGGAGCCCATCGCTGGAACAATCATCACTCCTCCGCCAGTGGCCTTCGCACCTGCTGAGATGGCCTTGATCTTATCGTCAGGCTCCATACACATCACCTTCGCAATCTGCTTTTGAGCGTTGACCCGTGCGACGGGATTGGCCAGTGGATGGAAGTTGCTCGCATCACGATACATGAGGCTGAGGATGTTCCCTTCACTGGCAATGTTTGATTCACGGAAATTGTGGATTATGGAGCGAATCTTGCGCTGGACAAACCAGTGCCTGAGGTATCTATTGCCAAGTGCCTCCGACTCGGCACGGTCTACACCAAGCCTCTCCATTGCTCGTCCAGGGTGGAAGTCATAGAGGTATTCGTTTGCAAACAGGGTGCCACACACCTCAGCGGTCACTTCATCTTGTGTGTCCCAGAGCATGGGATCACCGCTTGGCAGTGGCACCATCTGTGAGCCGTAGAAGCGTGAAGCCTCGTAGGTTTCAGCTTGAGCCTGCTCATCCGTTTGTGAGAAGTTCCCTTCCATGGCCTCAACTGTCCATCAATGCGTCTTCAAAAATCTCATCCAGCTTGACACGGGATTCCTCACTGTGATAGTGCATGGAGAACATCGCCTCCAGGTATGCACACATCGAGATTCCACGTGAAGCACTTTCCAGCTTCAAGGCGGCGGATACCGCATTGTTCAAGCGGAAGTTGCTCAACGACCTGTTCGATTGGCCTTTGCTTGTGAGCAGGTAGCGATGAGGACCACGATTGCGGACCGTTAGCAAATCCTTCGGCAGCGGGACGGGCAATCGCTCAGTTTGCACAAAGTCGGTTAGATGGTTCATTTGGATGGAGTAGTTAGAGGGAGTTTAGAGCCTTAGATCTACACAAGCCTGAAAGATTGTAAATCACAACCTTGACCAGACTCTATCATCAAGTTTCCAGAAATTGCGTAGCAGTTGAGTCCCATCTTAAATCACGAGACCATCGCCTTCCGGCGGTTCACAATCTTCAATGCAAAATCATCCTCCAAACTGCCAATCCCAACAAATCGCGCTCGCACTCGCTGACACCCCCTATTGCTTTTCCTACTTTTTTTATTCTTTTTTTATGAATTATTTTTTGAAAAAAGAAATAGCATCAAAAGCGAGGCAGCGTGGCACGCACCAATCCAAAAACCACTCAAAACAAAGGATATTGAAAAACTGTGTTGACAATCACACTCTGTTTGCTTTCCTTTATTTTAAGTCATTTGATTAAGAATCCCGTTCCAACTTGTGGTGAAGAATATCGTTTGATAACAATAGAGTAATCAAAGTGATAACAATGGCAGATGCGTTGAAGTGGCGTTATCACTTTGATTATTTGATAGAGCTCTTCTCAATTCTGCTTTACAAGGTTTCGTGACACCGCTTGTCTTCTGGCCATGTCATCCAAGGCACTTTATTTCGGCGGCAGTGGCACGGACCTTTCTTCGGTTCGGGCCTTGCGGCACAAAAACTTCCAAGAGCTGGTTGAGCAGACTCTCAACATCGCCGTCACTTTGAACGTGACTCGTGAGGAGTTCCATGCGATGCCGAAGGCGCGACGTGACAAGGCGAAACGGTGCATCTACTTGGTGCCAGCCTGCTTCACCCAGAACGAATCCAGGCGGTTGACGGAAAACGTGACGCACTGCAATCTCATCTTCCTGGACATTGACGACAGCTCCGCTGCCATGCCATACTTCAACGCTCCAGAAACTCTGCTGGACCAGCTCATGCCATTTGATTTCGCAGTCTATACCACTGCGAGTTCCACACCGGAAAAGCCACGGCTCCGCATCGTGGTGTCTGCGGACAACCTGCTCCTCAAGCACTATCCGCGAGCCGTTCGCAAGGTTGCACGCCTCATCGGCCTCAGTCACATCACGCCGGAATCGTTCGTCCCGGTCCAGCCTATGTATCTTCCCACGCTGTTCAAGGACGACGGCGAGGACATGCACCCGCTGTTGATCTACTCTTACCATGGCCGAGCCATGAACCAGAAGGACGTCCCCATCAACGAGAAGGAAGAGGACGACGATGAAGACCTGCTTGACACCACCAAGCGCAAGGTGAACGCTGGACGCAAGGAGAACGTGACAGGTGACGCTCTTGACTACTTGAGGCCGAACGTGCCGGAGGTCACACTTGAAATCGTTGCCGAAGCGATGGACCACCTGGACCCGGACATGTCCTACGCTGAATGGCTTGAGGTGGCAGCGGCACTGAGGCACCAATTCCACGGCACTGATGATGCTGAGCTGGCATACAAGCTCTTTGACGAGTGGAGTGCCAAGGGAACCAAGTATGCGGGAAACAAGGACACTCAAGCCAAGTGGACCAGCCTCAGGCCACACCCTGTCAACCGTGTCCCCATCACCATCCGCTCGCTACTGCTGAAGGCCACGCAAGGAGGCTGGAGCAATACCACTGTGAAGGACAGGGTGTTCCAAGGAGTGGTTCGGTGGATGGTTGATCCCGATAGAAGCGCGAGCCAGTTGCTCAGTGAAGGGTTGGGACGCATCCTCGCCGCTCCACTGCTATCCCAGGCTGAGGAGGAGAGCCTGCTTCACCAGATCAGCGACCAGTGCCGCAAGCGGTTCGGCATGAAGATCAGCATCAGCTCGCTTCGCAAGGACATGGCTGAACTTCGCATTGAAATGAAGGAAACCATGGCCAAGAAGAAGCCGAAGACGATACCTTCATGGGCGAAGGGATTGTGCTACGTCGGCGCGACCAACCAGTTCTATCGTCAGTCCACTCGTGAGCGGTTTGACCCTGGAGCGTTGAACATCTACTACTCAAGGAAACTGCTACCAACTGAGGAAGAGCTGAAGGAGATGGGTCCGGCGGCACGACCTGACAAGCCATTGATCCAGCCTGTTGAATACCTCATGAACAGCGTGCAGATCCCGACGGTCTATGATTTCGTGTATGACCCCCGATTTCCCAATGACACGTTCCTCCATGCGGATGGCAAGCCGTTCGTCAACCTCTATGTTCCAAACCACCCTGAGCCGGACAAGACTCAAGCCGCGTATGCTGGCAAGATCTTCATGACTCACTTGAGACACCTCATCGCCGAGGAGGAGTATCGCCGAACGGTCGTTGACTTCCTCGCTCACGTTGTCCAGTTCCCAGGCAAGAAGATTCGGTGGGCGATACTGCTCCAGGGTGTGGAGGGTTGCGGAAAGACCTTCCTCGCCAAGGCCATGGACGCCGTCCTCGGCCGTGGTCACGTTCGCAACGTGGATGCCTCAGCACTCAACAGTTCTTGGAATGATTGGGCGTATGGAGCACAGATGGTCGTCCTTGAAGAGGTTCGCGTTGTCGGTCATAGCAGGCATGATGTCATGAACGTGCTGAAGCCGCTGATTTCAAACGACTACATCAACGTCAACCAGCGGCATCGTGACAGCCGACAGACTGACAATACGGTCAACTATCTGCTATTCACCAACCACCATGACAGCATCGTTGTGACTCACGGTGACCGCCGATACTACGTCCTAAAGAGTGCCATGCAATCCAAGGAAGATGTCGCCAAGCTCGGAGGTGACTACTTCACTGACCTGTTCAACATGCTCAACACTCACGCCGCTGGCCTTCGCGCCTTCCTGGAAGACTGGCTCATCAGCACAGACTTCCAGGCCAGTGGCCACGCTCCAAGAACCAAGTATCTCTACGAACTGCTCCACGACACGGCGAATGAAAACGTGCAAGCCGTTCGCGAAGCCATTGTGGAAAACCCCTCGGCGCTCATCAGCCACGATCTTATCGGCACTGGCACGCTCCTCAGCTATCTTGAGGCGAGCCCTCATGCCTATGTCCGCAACCTGAACGGCATGATGCTGGCGAGTATCCTGCGCGACGAGGGTTATCGCAAGATGGGACGCTTCAATGTCGGGCCTGAAAAGGAGCGCGAACAGCTATGGTGTCGCCTCGGCACACCCATCTTCTCGAGCAAGCATCTCGTTGAAGAGGTGACACGACGCATCAAGGCCAGGAATGAAATCGGCATTGAGACATGGAGCCTTCTAGACTAACCACACACCACCATGACTTTCAAGCAACTTCTACGCGTGATGCTTTGCTCCGTAGGTATGCACTTCTATCCAAGAAGTATCCACCGATTCGGTGATAGATGTGCCTTCTGCCGCCATGAACTCAAACCGAAAAGAAACACACCACCATGAAAAAGAAAGACCTGAAGAAACTACGCATCGCGGCCGGACCAGCCTCGGCCATGTTCGCAAACCACTCCACGGCTGAAATCGCCGCTGAAATAGAAAGGCGCAAGAAGGCGCAAGAATCTCCCCAAACAAACAAGACAATGAACAAACTGCAAACCACGTTGGACGAGGCCGTCAAGGCACTCGCGATTGACACTAGATTCCCCCTGCCTCAACGGCTTGAAATGATTGGTGCCATGAGTGCCATGCAAGAAGGCTTCAAGGAGTCCTTGAAACTGCCAGAGGGTGATCCAGGCAAACTCACACCGGAACAGCTTGACCTCATGGCGGAAGACTATGAGGCCATCAAGGCGATCATGATGCGTCGTGAGCCACAAGTCAGCATCGGCACTCTCGCGCTCTGCATGACACTCTATGGACTTGAGCTGGCATACTCAGCAGTTGAAGAAGGTGCTGACCCTGACGAGCTTGAAACCATACTTGACAACATCATGCCGGGACAGCCATCCACTGACAGTGGTGAGCGCGTTCTGGTTGCGACGGTGCCTTGGCTGGCTCACGTGTTCGGCGGTGCCAGCCTGCCACAAGGCTTCATCAATGGAAGTGAAACCACGCTTGCGGGTGTGCTTGAAGAAAGCCACTTCCAACCGCGTGCCAAGATGGAGACGGACACCTTCTACAAACAGTTGATCCCGTATTGCATTGTCCTTGACGAGCACAATCAAGTCCTCACTTACACCAGAGGCAAGGCTGGCCAAGAAGACAGGCTCCATGACAAGCTCTCGATGGCCTTCGGTGGCCACGTGAACCCGCTTGACAGCATTGACCCGGAGTTCAACACGCTCAACATCGTCCATTCATGCGTTCGCCGTGAGGTTGAAGAGGAGTTAGGGTTGAACATACTTGAGCATCCAATCAAACCTGTCTTCGCAGGTTTCGTCAACAATGATGCCGACGCGGTTGGTGCCGTCCACCTGGGATTGGTCTATCTCATCCGCATTCGCAACGAGTGGGTTGATCTGGCCAAGGTTGAGCAGGCTGTCGTCCGTCCCCGCTGGAGGCCAGTGTCACACCTGCTCCCGGGTGGCTTGGCTGTCACCTTTGTCAACGATGGAGCCGGCGATGAAGGCCAGAACACGAGCCGACTTGAGGAGTGGTCACGCCTGATTGTTGAGCCGCTGTTCGGCACCCGCAAGCGTGCCATTGACGATGGAGTTTTCCCGCAAGACTGATATTTCCCACTGAACCAACAAACCAACAAACCAACAAACTGAAACAATGAAAACAAGCGATGAAGACATGCTAGGCGGAACCACTGAAGAAGAAGCCATGCTCGGCACGGCTCCACCCGCCAAGCCACAAGCCAAGCCGACAAGCGTCAAGAAGAAAATTGAAGCCAAGGCCAAGAAGAAAGAAGCTGCGAAACAGAAAGAGGACAGCAAGAATCTACCGCGCCTCAGCAATCCGGTGAAATCCACAGAGCCTGCCAAGGCGGCGAAGAAGGTGGCCAAGCCTGCCAAGGCTGAAAAGCCTGCGGAGCCTGCCACATCGGCCAAGAGCCGGACCGTTCGTCCCCCCGCTGGTCCAGGTGTGAATATCAAACCGATGTTGACAAACAAACAGGTCACCGTCATCAGCACTCTGCTAGGATCTGGTCCATTCACGGCTGAATCCTTGAGTGAGGTTGTCATTGGCAAGGATGGCAACAAACAGACGTTCCAGAAAACCACCCTTGGACCGCTCATCAAGGATGGCATCGTCACCAAGAATGAAGAAGCCAAGCCGATGACCTACTCGTTGAACACGAAAGCCACTGGCAAGTCACCCGAAATCGTGACCGTGCTCAAGCATGTCCCGACTGATCCTGCTACTGCGATCACCGTAGGTTTCCTCGGTGGCTTGGTCTGGGGGAACTCTGTGCCTAACGGGAAGCGTGATCTGTGGATCAATGTCCGTTTCGGTCGTGCCGCCGGAGCCGTGCTCAAGCGATTGGTGGCCATTGGCGCGGTCGGCATCAAGCAGGCCAATGACCGCAAGCCGAAACACTACTACCGCAACGCGTGAAAACAGGTGGCCAGTGGTCACAAAGTCGTCAAAACAGGTCGGGCCTTGGCGGGTCCGGCCTGTTTTTTCAGAACTTTCTTTCCTACTGCTTCCGTTGAATAGCGATCAAAAACCAATTTAGTTTCGCAAAGTGCTTTACAATCAATCAAGGTTTTTGGCATTCTAATCACGTTGCCAGTCGGCACCGCTACCACACCACGACCATGACAGCCACCATCTACCACTTCACCGTCCGCCGCTCAGGCCTCACCACCCTGTCGCAGTTTGAAAACACCACCAACGGCAAGACCTCCCGTTTGGAAAGCTTCAAAATGACCGACGCTGAGTTTGCCGATTGGCTGGCACACACCCGCTCCAATGGCCACAAGGTTGACGTCAAGGTCAATGGCCAGCCTGCTTTCCTTGCTTGAAACTACCACACACCACCAACCACACCACACCACGACAATGAAAACTGAATACACACTCCGTCCAATGATCCGCGAAATGGTTCGCACTTGCACCAAGGCCATCCGCGAAACCCGTGCTGACCGCTCTGTCCCCGCCTTGCTTGGTTGCGGATACACGGTTGCCATCCGCAAGTCCCCATCCTGCTACGCTCAAGTTGAGGGTGGCTTCAACTTCAGTGGCACCTGGAACCGTGGCACCTGCTACTGGACCAAGGCAACCGCCATCAAAGTGCTCATGAGCATCGTTGAGGCACGTCACCCGCTGGCTGACCAGTTGGTTGTCACTCACCACAATGACCTCCGTGACATTGCTGAAAAGCGTGCCTATGATTGCCTCTGCCACTGCTTCAAAGCACGCAACCACAAAGGCTGAACCACCAACCAAGGCGGGGTCCAATCCCCCGCTAACCACCAACCACACCACGACCATGAAATTCACATTCGCACTGCTCATTCTATTCGCCATTCTGGCGGTCGCGTGCTTGACTCGTAGCGAGTCCCCCGCTGGCCTGTTCCGCTCTAAGGCACAAAGCCACCAAGCTGTCCTTGAAGACGCCATGGCTCTATCCTACCGCTAACCACCAACCACACCACGACGATGAACAATACTGACCGCGAAAAACTGCTCAACAAGATCCAGGCACTGCTCAACAAGGCGGACACGGGTCGGGGAGCCAGCGAGGCTGAGGCGCAAGCCTTTCTTGCCAAGGCACAAGAGCTGATGGCAAAGCACGGCATTGAGGAAATGGACCTTGCCATGCTTGATGATGGCACCATGCCAGCCTTTGACATTGGCCACGATGGATATGACACTGGCCACGTGAGGCGCAACGCGGACATCTATGTCAGCCGTGTTCTACGCAAGGCATTCGGCGTTGACATCGTGTTCAGCGAATACCGTGAAAACGGCAGTTCCAAAAACAAGTGCCGGATGGTCATCATGGGGGACAAGCTGGACCGCGATATCGCCCGCATGGTGGCACCAATGATCTACGAAACCATGATGCGCGGTTATCACTCATGGGTCAAGCTTGAAGGCATGGGATACAGCGTCGGCCATGAGCGTGACTACTGCCAAGGCGTCAGCGATGGATACCTCCAGGCCAGTGATGAGGGAAAAGATCATGCCATGGCGCAACTCAGCAAGGAGCAGAAAGAACAGTTCGGCCTCATCATTGCAAACAAGGAAGGCCTCATCGTTGATTACAAGAAGCAACTGTTCCCGAAACTCGGCAGCATCGGCATGAAGGCCAGACCTGGAAGTGCCAGTGCTCGCAGTCATGGCTTTGCCACTGGCTCCAGAATGACCCTCACACCAACCAAGAAACTGAAATGAAACCACCCTGCATCCTAACCACCAATTTCAACCAAGGCAAACCAATGTCACGCCGCAACCGCCGCAAGCCGTTCTACCGACTCCCAAGCGATCCTACCGAGTCCAGGGTCACCCGTCGTGCCACCATCATCGCTGTCATAATCACGCTTGGCCTGCTCGCGTTTGGCGACCTCATTTTCTTCACCATCAAACTGCTCATCAAATGAAATACCTCATCTTCCACATAGCTGGTCACCGCGTCATGGCGGCAGTGCTTCCAAGTGCGATTCGTGCATACCTCGCGTCATACACGGCACACCACAAGGACCTCATCATCTACGCCGAAACTGACGAAGACCATGCTGAAGGCATGTCCGTTGAAGAATGGCTCCAAGAAAATCCCTGAATGCAAACCACCAACCACACCACGACAATGAACACCACCATCACACACACCACCGTCGCCCTCAAGTTCTTCACACCGTGCTTGGACCTAACGGAAATCACCGCCAAGGCAACCACCTTTCGCCGGCTCATTGAGTGGCACGAAGACCCGGTCTTCCACTCACCAAGTGGCACTTCACCAACGGAATTCCGCCGCCTCGTGTGGAAAGAGCTTGCGGCTCGCACCCGTCAACGTGCCGCAACCAAGCGCGTGAGCTGGCGTTCAACTGGCGAAGTTTTCCAGGTTGGACCTCCCGTTGCCTCCTTCCGCTTCTAACCACTGCCACCATGACCAGGATCAATTCGGCCATCAAGCCTTTCAGTCTGTGTGACCAGCATCTGCTCGCAGAATACCGGGAACTCCCGAGGCTTTCCAACCTAGCAATCAAGGCCACTGCCAAGCCGGACCTCATCATACCGGATTCCTTCAGGCTCGGCAGTGGCCACATCAAGTTCTTCCTTGACAAGGGTGCCTTCCTTTACATGCGATTCCTGGACATCTGTTTGGAGCTCAATCGCCGTGGCTTCAAGCTGGCCTTCACTGAATACCGCTTGCACCCGCCTGGACTCAACCAGATGCACACACCAACTCAACAAGAGTTTGACCTCCTTGCTGAACGCATCCTACTGCGGATGCCTGCCAAGCCACGTTTCACCAACCACACCAAGCAACCAACTCTAGAGCTCTACAGACCATGAACCCTCCTATCCATTTTTCCAAGATCCATCCGGGTGGCCTGTTCTACCTGGACCACTGTCCCGGGAACAGCTATCGCAAGGTAGATCACAAGACCGCGGAGTTTGCCAGTCACCGATTTGACAACTCATACATTGGATGCAAGATCAGCATGGGACCGTCATCATGGGTGAGGCTGGCACCGTTCAGCGAGTTGCTCGATGCGCCGATTCCGCCAGAGTGGCGTTCTTGTTGGTGTGGAAACCACATCTACCACGCCACTCATGAAGAGTGTCACCACTGTCGCAAGAGTGCCAGCGGTGAAGACCTGCTTGAAACCACCAACGGGATGGACCTACTTGCATGAGCATGATACCGTCACACCCAATCTTTCAGGAATTGCTGGCCTTGCCAGTTGAAGACCAGTGCCTCGTTCATCGTGTGCTCTACTACATCTTCGCAAGGCCAATCATTGATGATCGTGAGTATGACATGCTTGAACGGGATGCTACTATGAAAGCAGTAGAAGGTCACCTGATCCACAAGCCTGGGAGTGACCGCGAAGAAACCTATCCTGCCAACCTGCTTGAACTGGCATACCGCATCCACAATCCGGTCCTCCAATGATCTACTAGGAACGTAGTATGAACCAAGAAATAGAAATTGACCCCTTGTGGCTGGCCATTGGTGCCAGTTTGGCCAGTTTGGCAGCAATTTTCCTCGGTTTTTGTGGCTGACCTGAAACTTTCTTTCCTACTGCTTCCGTTGAATAGCGATCAAAACTAAAAAAGTTTCGCAAAGTGCTTTACACCTCCGGGGAGTGTGGTATTCTGATCACGTTGCCAGTCGGCACCGCTACCACACCTCAACTCCTACCACACACCACCAACCACACCACGACCATGAAAATTGATACCACTAGCTCACGCCACTATCTCATCACTGACGTCACCAAGATGGTGAATGGATACACGGCACAAGCCACCCAAATCTTCGGCAGCAATCCAAGCCAAGGTGAAAAGCTACTTGATGACCTTGTGCAAGCCATTGATGAGCGTCTTGACTACCTGCAAACCTGCATCGCCAAGGGGGACATCAAAGAAGCCGCCGACCGCTTCAATGGCCGTTCCTCCTATCCCCGGTCCGCCGGATACTTTGAGTTCAAGCAGGCTTTCAGCATTGAGGCCAGCGTCTATGTCAAGTTGCAAGCTACCGTCGTCGTAGAACGCAACAAATCCATCGCCCTTAGTTTCAACCTCACTTGCGAAGTGAATGCACATGCCACCAATCGCGATGTCGTTGGTGCCGTTGCTTTCGGTGCATTGTATCAGCAAGCCACCAACCTCGCCGCCATGATCCAAGGCACTGGCAACCTCTTCACCCGCATGAATGTCCTTGAGGCCTGATTGCACCTGCTACCACACCACCAACCACACCACGACCATGAGCCTCACGACCACTGTTTTTCCCGCATTCCGTGACTTCACGAAACTTGACTATCAGCTCTACGCTGGCGTTGAGTCACCCTCACCACGCATCGTTGATATTGAGGAGCTCGGCACCGAATGCGGTCTGTCAATCATCCTTGATGGCAGCATCATTCACCTGAGCCTGTTTGCTGACGATGAAGCCAATGAGTGGTTCTCCTGTGACTACCCTGGGAACGCCACTGCTGAAGCGGTAGCTGAAGCGATGCTGACACTGGCCAAGGCCACACTGGAGGCCAGTGAGAACAATACCGTCTGTGACGTTGCACAAGCCATCGTTGAAAAGTATTCCCTCACCCTTGTTTGATACCTGCCACACCACCAACCACACCACGACCATGAAATTCCTTCCCACCGTCAACCTGGATGACCCTGCCACTCATGAGGCTTTGCGCCGTGGCCAGTTGCGCCTCCAAACAGGCCAATGGATCCGCATTGATTCCAACCCGAAAACCAAGCCTTCACGGTTTGTGTGCCGCAAGCCAAGCGGAAGCATCTGGGCGATCCACCCGTATGGCGATCGTGGGATCACAACCACCCGCTTCCAGGCAACGTGCAAGGCTTGGCTGTCCTAACCCTCCCACAATCGCTCCTAGACATGAAAACCAAGTTCATAGACCTGTCAGTCGGCACCCTGTTTCGCACGGCTGAAGGCAACCTGCTGAAAAAGCTGCCAGACTCGCGCCGTGGCTCCGGCCAAGCTGAGTTCGTGCAAGTGGCCAAGCGTCCTGACCTGAAAGGGAAAACTTGCTGCCACCCGCGCAACCAATGGACCTTCCCCGCCTGATACTGCAAACCTAGTAGAACCAACCCTTTCCCCCTTTGGACTGATGAAAACGTGCAACGTGAAAACTCCTGACCTCAAGTCCCCCGATGTGGTAGTCGGTGAGGCCAGTGAGGCGTCAGTTCAAGCCGCCATCCTCCGTCGTGGTGTGATGGCGGCACACCTTTCCCCCTACGGAGCGGGAGCAACCAGCGTGATCGGCACTCCCCCCGCCGAAGTCCCCCGACTGCTGACACGGCTGGAGCTCCTGCTCCGAAATCTTTACGCTCCAAGCCTGCTCCGGTCCTACTGGAAAGGCCAGCAAACCACTCTCGCTGAAATCAGTGGCACTGATGCACCTGATGACGCGGACAACCAAGAACAAACTGGAACCACAAGTAGTATGAAATCGAAAATCGCAACCGCAACCGCCGCCTTCGGTGAATTCCTCACCGCACTCGTAACAATCCTGATCGCTGTTCGCAGCACTGGCACCGAGGCACCTGCCAAGGAGGCCGACACTGGTGATGATGGTGACGACGGTGCCGACGAGGAAACTCCGAAGCAGAAGCAGGCACGCTTGAAGGCTGAAAAAGCTGCCAAGGCCGAAGCCGCTGCCAAGGCGAAAGCCAAGGCCAAGGAAGAAGAGGAAGCCGAAGGCGGCGACGACGATGACCTGCTCGGCGGCGACGATGAGCCTGAGGAAGTCACAATTGAACAGCTTCGCGCCGCTGGCCAAGCCGCTCTCAAAGCTGGCAATGCTGACGCCATGAAAAAGCTCCTCAAGAAACATGGTGCCGAAAACCTTGGCGGTCTTGACAAGGATGACTACGCGGTCGTTCTTGCCGGGATGAAAAAACTGGCCAAGTAAGTCCCGCATCACGAGGAAACGGGGGAGTAAGATTGTAGACCGAGTATCCCGTGCCGCAAGGCAAATCACACGTCGCATCGGGGAGTAGTCCACCTGGAATAAAGAACGGACTAACCATACACCTGACGACCACTGGGACGCTGAGCTTTTAAGCGTGGAGCCAATATCCTCCGCAGCGATACAAATCGCCTGATCGCGGCGTCCCAGTGGTCCTTTACTTTTCCAATCTACTTTGCCACCCTGCCAACCATGTCATCCAAGCCGAAGCTATCCCTACGTCCCTCAGGCGCATCCGTCTGGACCAGTTGCACGCGCTCACCCATCTTTCTGTTTGACAACCATGACAAGGTCCACGATGATGAGTCAAGCTACGCGGCTGAAGGAATCCTGGCACACACACTCGCCGCTGAGTGGTTGCTACTTGGCAAGCTCAAGGCTGACCAGTTCCCGAATACGGAAATGCTCCGGTTCGTCAGTGCATACACCCGCTTCATCAGTGAGGAGCGAACGGAGTTCTGTGAGCAGTTCGTTGAAAAGAAAGTTGACCTGTTCTACATGCCTGGAAGACACGGCTTTGTTGACGTCGGCCATGTCAACCGTGAACGGCTTCAGGTGATTGACTTGAAGTATGGTGCCGGAGTGGCTGTCAATGCCTTCCAAAATCGGCAGCTTGCAATCTACGCCAGATCGCTCGCAGAAGAGTTGCGGTTGCAATTCGGTTTGACTGGCCAGACCAAGGTTGAAATCATCATCTATCAGCCACGGGTGTTCCGCGGCGAAAAGATCAGCCGCTGGTCAATGGGACTCAACGAGCTGTTCAACTTTACGGACGAAATCGCCGCAACCGCCGCAACCATCAAGCAGGCACACAAGGGGGACAGAAAGGCACTGGCCAGCCTCAAATTTGAACCGAATGAAAGCAACTGCCAATTCTGCGGAGCTGCCGCCTTCTGCAAGGCTCGCGCGGAGTGGCTCCTGGGTGACACCACGCTCTTTGAAGACCTTGAAGCGGGTGCCAGCATCGTGGATGAATCCGAGACTCATGCGTTCCTTCTGGGCGATGCGGATGCCACGCTTGCACCTGGAGTCCTTCAAAGGCCAGAACGCATGGATCCCGCGTTGCGGGTGGCACTGGTGAAAAAGCGCAACGCGATTGTGAAGTGGCTTGACAACCTGGAAACATACACCTTCAATCGTCTTCGCACTGGCAACCATGAGGATGCCCCAAACTTGAAGATCGTGCATGGCAAACCCGGGAGCCGCTATTGGAATGACCCTGAATGCGTTGAATTCCTGCTGAGTGAGCACATCGCAGAATCCGAACTCTTCAAGCGTTCCATGCTGTCACCGCGTCAAGCAGAGGACTTCCTCAAAGGCAAACCACTTGATGAGGACTTCATGTCCACACTGGCCAGCCTCACAAGCCGCAAGAACGCATCCATGACCATGGTTGACATCAGTGATCCTCGCCCTGAAGCGAGTGACTTCGTTGATGCCAGCCAAGAGTTCACAAACCTCAATCAAGTTGACCAAGAGCTGGCCAGCGAAATCGCCGCTGACATGCTGGCATGAACAATCTCCCGTGGAGAAAACAAGAACAAGAAACACAAACCAGATAGACAGATGAGCACACAGAACATCAAACTCGTTGGAGTCCGCCTTTCATTCCCTAACCTTTTCAAGCCGAAAAGTTTTGAGGATGGTGGCGAGGCAAAGTATTCGGCCGCATTCATTCTTGACAAGAGCAAGCACGCCAAGCTGATCAAGCAGATCCGCATGACCGTGGATGATCTTGCCGAGGAATACTTCAAGGGAGCAGTCCCGAAGATGGTCAAGCAGAAGTATCCACTCCGTGACGGTGCCGAAAAGGAGGACATGGATGGCTATGGAGACGGCGTCATGTTCATCGGCTCAAGTTGCAAGCAACGGCCGACAGTCGTTGACCGCGATGTGAACCCTATCACAGAAGAGGACGGTGTGATCTACGCTGGTTGCTATGTGAACGCAACGGTTCGTCCATGGGTCCAGGATAATAAATACGGGAAGCGCGTCAACTTCCAGTTGCGTGCCGTGCAATTCGTCAAGGATGGGGATCCATTCGGCATGGCACCTGTCAATGCTCATGAAGAGTTTGAAGCTCTTGATGAGGACGACGATGACGACGGCCTGCTCGGCTGATAGCTCTTGACTGTAAGGGGTCACAGAAACCCGCTGGCATACCGGGAACAAACGTATGCCACCCTTCACACCCTTTCTCAATTTCACACCATGGCAATCCAGAAGCGATCATACACCACAAAGCTCCCATCCCAGGTAGATGCCGGGGATGTCATTCTACTCCAGGGTGGCGGAACAGCCACCGTCACCATCCAGCCCGATCGCCCTGACAAGGGTGAGCCATGGCTGATCAAAACTGACCGCTGGCCTCAAGGGTGCCTAGCAGAACCCGCATTGAGGATCCCAATCAAACGTGAATACATTTGAGTTCTTGCGTGCGAACGGCTTGCTACTCACGGACGCTCTCGCTCTATGCTGGCTCAAAACCTTTCCCTCAAGTGACCAAGCATCTTTCTCCAAAAGATACCGTGTCAACAAGGTCCAGACCAGCCACCTTTTCCGCAAGTTGGAAGCTGCCAACCTCATCCAGTGTGATGACCTTGATAGACGAGGCAAGGTTTCAGTCTCCTGGAAATTCTACTCACTAACCACAAAAGGCGAAAGCCTAGCACAAAATCTCCCCGATGCCACCAATCATCCATCTTGACTATGAAACCTTCTCTGCCGCCAATCTACACGATGTTGGTGCATACCGATACGCGGCTGACAGCTCCAGTGAAATCCTCATGATGGCGGTTGCGCTTGACGATGAGGATCCAATGCTGTTCGTTCCAGAGCTCTATGAGTGCGAAGGCATGTTCACAGACCCTGAACTCTTTCGTATGCTGGCGAAATACCTGCCCCGCGAAGATGTTCTGGTCTATGCTCACAATGCTCAGTTTGAAATCGCAATCACCAAGTATCTGTGGAAGGCCACGTTCGGCAGGTTGCAACCACCAAGGCTTGACCAGTGGAGATGCACCGCTGCCATGAGCAGAAGAGCCGCTCTACGTTCCAGTCTTGCCGGGATTGGTGAGGACTTGAAACTGACAGACCAGAAATCCAAGACAGGCACCAACCTCATCAAGAAGTTCAGCATCCCACAGAAAATCACCAAGAAGCAGACCGTGGACCGCATCTATCCCTGGGACGATCCTGCCGCCTTTGCGGAGTTCGGTCAATACTGTTTGCAAGACGTAGTGACCGAGCGGTCTGTGCATCGCGCGTTGAAGGCATTTGAAATCAAAGGTTCCAGCCTGGACACGTTTCAACTTGATCAACGCATCAATGATCGTGGAATCCCCATTAACCTGGAAGCCATCAAGAAGGCCAAGGTGATAGTTGATAGCACTCAAGCACGCTTCGCAAAGCAGTTCCGCGAACTGGTCGGCCTCAACCAGACGCAACGTGAAAAGGTGAAGGCTTGGTTGGCAGAACGTGGCTATCCGTTTGAAAACATGCAAGCTCAGTCCGTTGAAGATGCGCTTGATCACACTGAATGGGCGAATGGCGATAGTGATGTGCTAACGGCTCTTCGCCTCTATTCTGACCTTTCCTACGCTGCCGTCAGCAAGTTGAACTCAATGATGGCTTGTGAGTGTGGTGACCGCCATGTCCGCGGGACGTTGCTCTACTATGGAGCAGGCACTGGACGCTGGAGCGGTCAGTTGATCCAGCCGCAGAACTTCAAGCGAGCCACCATCAAAGGCACTGGTGAGGCGTATCGCATGATCTGTGATGGTTGCACCGAAGAAGAGCTTGAACTGGTTTTCGGCAATCCCATTGAGGTCATCAGTTCTTGCATTCGGCACTTCATCCAACCGCATACTGGACAGTTCCTCCAAGCGGACTACGCGGCGATTGAGGCGCGGATTGTTTGCTGGTTGGCAGGCCAAGAGGATGCTCTTGACCAGTATCGCCGAGGGGCGGATCGCTATGTGACGATGGCGACCAAGATCTACGGGTGCCAAGAAAGTCAGGTTGACAAGGACATGCGATTCGTCGGCAAACAGGCCGTTCTCGGTTGCGGGTTCCAGATGTGGTGGCCTGCTTTCCAGAAGCAGTGTGCCAAGTATGGACAAGAGGTTGATGATGAAACGGCGGAGCTTGCGGTTGTCACCTTTCGTGACGTCCATCACAAGGTGGCCAAGCTCTGGAAACTGGCAGATGACGCCGCCAAGGAGGCGATCAACAATCCAGGTCGTTGGATCCCCGCTGGTGACAAGCTGGCGTTCGCTCGCACTCACATCAAATCTGCCGGGATGGACTTCCTGTTCTTGAGGTTGCCATCTGGCCGAATGCTGGCCTATCCGCAACCCGCTGTCGCCAAGGTCAAAAAGAAAATGGGGACGAAGACAAAGCTGGTTGACCAGATCACTTTCTATGGCCAGCTCCCCAAGAGCAAGTTCTGGGGAAGGATCAGCACGTATGGAGGCAAGCTGGTTGAGAATGCCACGCAAGCAACCGCTGGTGACTTGATGGCTAACGGAAGCGTAGAGGCCGAAAAGCGTGGCTTCCGAATTGTGACACTTATCCACGATGAAGCTATCGCCCATGAACATGAACATCTTACTCTCGAAGACTTTTGTGATGCTCTATGCACACTGCCAGAATGGGCGAAAGGTCTACCCTTGGTTGCTGAAGGCAACGTCATCCCATACTACCTCAAAGCATGATAACGATAAACGAAGAAGACCGTGAAAGGCTTGGCCAGCATCTGACAGGCTGGAACAAACTCAACGAGCTGTTCGTCCTTGATGCGCTCAGCCTTGAAGACCTTGAACGCATGGTGATAATGGAGTTGACTGGTCCCGCACGTATGAATATAATTCACAAGCTGGTTGGCAGGCTCTATTCACGCATGAGAAATGAAACCCTTGAATCTATCAATCTATGGCGATCCTTGAAAAACATCTCGAAAGTAAATTGGGAAAATGGTGCAAGTCAAACGGATATCTGTTCTACAAGTTCTCCAGTCCCGCACGACGTGGCGTCCCAGATAGGATTGCCATTGCTCCCAACGGACGGATCGGCTTCCTTGAGCTCAAAGCGAAAGGTAAGAAACCCACGAACCTCCAGATAAAGGAGCTTCAACTGCTACTTGAACAGAACTGCGAAGCAAACTGGTTTGACAATTATGATGACGCGATCACGTTCCTTAAGCGACTTCAATCCTGAAATCTATCAAGAGTTCGCAATCCAGCACTTGCTGGAAAACAAGCACGCCGCTCTTTTCATGGGGATGGGACTTGGGAAAACCGCTTGCACCTTGGCAGCTACCAATGAACTCCTCTTTGACGCTGCCATACGCTCAATCCTTGTGGTCGCGCCGATTCGTGTGTGCAATCTCACATGGCCGAATGAGGTTGAGAAATGGGGACCGTTCAGTTGGATGAAGGTGGCCAATCTTAGGACTGAAGAAGGCATGAAACTCTATCATGACCGTGCCGCTCAAATCTACCTGATCAATTATGAACAGCTTCCCAAGTTTGAACAGCGAGTGCTCCAGACCGAGCGCAAGCGTCGCAAAGATCTGGCCTTTGATGTGGTAGTGTGGGATGAGATCAGCAAGGCCAAGAACCCCTCCAGTGTCAGGTGCAACGCGCTCCGCAAGCACTGGGATATCATTGATCGTCACTGGGGACTCACAGGCACACCCGCTCCAAACTCACAGATGGACCTCTTCGCTCAAATCCGCCTGCTTGATGGTGGCCAGCGGCTCGGCAAATCTTTCTTTGAGTTCCGCCGTGCATACTTCTATGCGATGGACCGTGATGAGCATGTCTGGGGAATACGCAAGAGTGAGAAGGACAAGCTGGAAGCGAAGATCGCTGACTTGGCACTTGTCCTGAAGAGCAGTGATTGGCTTGACATACCGGACACGGTCATTGAGGACATAGATGTTCCCATGCCAGTTGAAGTCCGCAAGATCTACAAGGAGTTTGCGAAAGAGCTCTATCTGTTGATCAATGGCACTGATGAACTCCAGGCGGCGAACGCGGCGGTCCTCGTCAACAAGTTGCTCCAAGTCACAAGTGGAGCCGTCTATGACCCGGAACGCAAGGTGATACACCTGCATGACGCCAAGATCAAAGCACTGGCCAGACTCATGAAGCGCAAGCAAGGTCCAATGATGGTGACCTACCAATATCAACATGAAAGAGCACGCATCAAGGAGGCATTTCCTCACGCTGTTCTATTCAGTGATGCCAAGAACCACATTCAACAGGACGAGCTCGCCAAGAAATGGAATCGCGGTGAGGTTGATCTACTCGTGGTCAGCCCGATGTCTGTCGGCCACGGCTTGAACATGCAAGAAGGTGGAAGTGAGATTTGTTGGTTCACCTTGCCATGGAGCCGCGAAATCTATGACCAGATGAATGCACGGGTGGCACGCAAGGGTCAAACCAAGACACCAATCGTCTATCGCCTGCTATCGCCAGAAACCATGGATGATGCCGTGGCGGAAGCGTTGAAAGGCAAAGGGGATCAGCAGTCCGCCCTCCTTGACACCATTGACAATTTCCGCAAGATGGCTCATTAAGAATAATCAGCTTTACATTCTATTCAAACTCCACACACTAACTCCCATGTCCGAAATCTACCAATGTCCACCGCCGAATGCCATTCAAATTGAGCCTGTTGAGGGTTGCTCCCTTGCTTGCTGGTTCTGTGCCTTGCAAGTGCTCCGTGACAACGGTGCCGACCGCGACAGTCAAACGCATGGCAAGAGCTCCAGTCCGTATCTTTTCATGACTCTTGAAACCGCTGAGCGCATCGCCAGTGAAATCGCAAGAGCAGGCTGGATCCCACGCATTGAATTCGCCATGCACGGTGAACCAACCATGAGCAAGCAACTCCCGGCGATACTGGCCATCTTTCGCAAGCACAATCCCAAGGCCTCACTGATGGTGACCTGCAATGGCGGCGGACTAACCACTGGCACCTTTGAAAAGATCCAGGCCATGTTTGACGCTGGCCTCAACAGCTTGGTCTTTGATGATTACAAGCACGCTGATTTCGTGCCGAAGATCCGGCCATTCCTTGCACTGCTTGACATGCCTGTCTATGAGTATCCATTGCAGAAGGATGAGGCCAATCCTCACCAGAAGTTCAATGGCAGGCGGGTCATCATTATCCAGGACATCAGCATCAACACCACTGGCTCGCACCAATTGAGCAACCAAGGCGGGTCAAGTGGCAGTCACAAGGAAAACATTCAGCGTCGGTGTGCCAAGCCGTTCCGTGAGCTGTCATTCCGCTGGGACGGAAACGTGGCCTTGTGCTGTGACGACTGGCCTGGGAAATACAAGATCGGGAACATCCATGACATGCCGCTTGAGGAGCTATGGAACCATCCGCGATTTGATGCCGCTCGCCGGCGACTGTATCAAAAGGACAGGTCTTTCGGTCCTTGCAACGGATGCACGGTCAAGACACCCCGGGATGGAATTCTTCCCGACAAACAAGGTGTTGATGAAATGCCTTTGCCTGATGCTGAAAGTCACAAGCACTTGGTTGACGCCATGCGTGGCCAGCCATTCACGCCGCTCATCAAGCGGACCAAGTTCCAGTCAAGCCTCAATGACATGCTACAATGAATGGACCAATCTACATCCCAACGATGGGGCGGACAACGTGCCAGAAAACCCTGTTGAGCCTCCCAGATTGGATCCTTGACCACGTTGTCCTTGTGGCACCTGCCAAGGATGTCAAGGCACTGGAGCGCAACTTTGTCAAGGTGAAAGTCCTTTGCTGTCCATGCCATGGCATCGCAGCGACGAGATCCTGGCTCGTGGACAACTGTCCGGCTGAAGTATGCACCATGATTGATGATGACCAAGTGTTCTTCAAGCGTATCGGTGACAGCATCAAGTTGGAAGCCATGAGCAAGGACGAGGTCGGTAAGATGATCGTTGAAATGGAAGGCTTGACCATGCTCTACCCGATGGTCGGGCTCAGTGCGAGGCAAGGCAACAATCACATGGAGGAACCATACCTTCGCACCGCAAGCCGCGTTCACAACCACTACGCTCTTGACTTGGCAGTTCTCCGCCGTGAGAACATCCGGTTTGACACCATGCAACTCATGGAGGACTTCTATGTCAACTTGCGATTGCTGTTCGCAGGATACGAAACCGCCAAGGTCGTTGACAGATGCTGGAATCAAAGCGAAAGCAACGCAAGCGGGGGATGTAGCTCCTACCGAAATGCTGAAATGCAAGAGCAGGCATCCAAGTTCCTGGCCAAGCAATTTCCCAGCGTGGTGACCGTCGTTGAAAAGAAAACGAAAGGTGGTTGGTTTGATGGTGGCATCCGATACGATGTCCGCATCCAATGGAAGAAGGCTATGGAGCTTGGAAAACAAGGAGCATCAATTCTATGAAAACTAAAATCGCGCTGTTCTACGCAAGAAAAGATGTTGGTGGCGGAAGCACATCATTCACAGTTCACCTCTATCGTGCCATGAAGATGGCTGGCATTGATGTGACCCTCTACCGCTTCCATGATGCCGCATCAAAGCCACGCAAGCCACGTGACCTCGCAAGCTATGTGGACACTCCTTGCCACTTCGTCACACCGAAGGAGGCCTTGGCAGTTGTCAAAAGCACTGCGAGCCTCCTTGTCGCACCTGAACATTCCAAACGACTGGTCCATGGTGTTGACTTGAAGCGGCTCATGGCTGAGGGGATGCGGATTGTTCTGCATGACCCTAACGAGTTCAAGGTCTTTGATCACCTTGATGAAAAGGAACTGGTCGTTGACCCGATCTGCATTCGGCCGACCATGCAACGGTTCTTCCCGAATGCCACCTTCATTCACCACCCGTATGTCCGTGAGTTCACTGGCCATCAAGGTGGTGATCTTGAATTCAGGAAAGCCGCTGCCACCATTGCTCGCATCACATTCGTCAAGCGTCCAGAGATCCTGCTTGATGCGAATCGCCTTCTTGACACTGCCAACCGAATCGCATTCCACGGTGCTGAAAACAGGCTGTTCACTTTTGTCAAGTTCAAGGAGGACTATCCTGAATTCAAGCAGGGTGGCCACAATCTGCCGATGGTCTGGGGAGCCAGTGCTCGCGCGATCAAGGATTATGCCATGATGATTGACATGACACACTTCCCAGATGATGGAGGTGGCAGTCAATACACCTTCATGGAAGCGTGGGACGCGGGTGCCGTAGTGGTTGTCAACCGTGACTGGCTCCGGTTCCCAGGGGAAATGGTTGAGGGGGTCAATTGCTTGGCCATCAGCTCTGCAGACGAGCTGGCCGATCTTATCCGGAACCGGGACCAAGCTGGCCTGGAAACGGTGGCCAAGACTGCTGGACGATCGCTGGATGACCTCCATGACCCGATTTTGGTCGCAAAGCGGTATGCGTGGCACCTCACAGGTTCTTTTTTATGAAACCAATCGCACAAATCAAGGATGTCAGGGAACGCTTTGTGGCGTTCATAATTGAGCGGGAGAACTGCCGCTTGGCAAAGGAGATGGGAATCTACCCGCATACGCAAGACCTGATCTTGCGGGTGAACCGTTTCTGCAATGTCAACCGGGAGCATGACGCTGTCACACGATGGGTGAAAACTCATGTCCGTGACCGGGATGACCTGAATCACCGCCAGATGGTTTTGAACCTGCTCGTGGCACGCATCTTCAACAATCCAAACGCTATTCAGCACGTGATACCGTGCCACGACCTGGACCGTTGCGCCATCCGCCTGAATGCCATGCGGCGAGGTGGCCAGTCCGTCTTCCGTGGAGCATACATGATGGTCGTTCACGGGGATGCTGGAAAAGGCAAGAATGCGATTGACTTCTATTGCAACTTGGTGAAGAACGTGGACATGCTGGGAATCGGTGACAGGGTTGACAACCTTGCTTTCGTGGCTGACCTCATCAGCAGTGTCACGGGACTTGGACGATTCATGGCTAACCAGATTGTTACAGACTTGCGATACACCCGATTCTATCCTCCTGAAGCCACCAAGGACTGGGAGACGTTCTTGTGGTCCGGTCCAGGGACGTTGCGTGGTGTTCGCAGATACTACGGTCTTGACATAGACTCCGGCCGTGAACCGGATTTCATCAAAGGAACCTGCTTGACACACAAACAGGCACCCGCTATCGTGCTCAGGTTGCGCGATGAGTTGCGTGGCCAGTTCCCAATAGAAATACAGAACCACTTCAAGGATCCCAACAATCTATCCAACTGCTTTTGTGAGTTTGACAAGTATGAACGTGTCCTTGGCATGGTGCCAAGCACTAAAGAACGGAAAGCCACCCTTAGAAAATACACACCAACGAAACCATGATCACACTGACAGCACGAAACCTCTATGACCTCACTCCACAGATGAGCGTCGCCTTTGATGAGCACGCATACAAGCGGACAAGCCGAAACGGCAAAGTTCAGCGGCTCCCAGGGTTGACGTCAATCTGCATCACACACCCGAAGGAGCATGTCTGCCTCTATGCGAAGCGGGATGCCAACCCTTTCTTTCACTTGATTGAAGCGATGGCCATGCTCGCAGGCCGGAACAGCAATTCCCTTCTCAGCTTCTTGGCTTCAAACATGAGCAACTTCAGTGATGACCTAGTGCGATACAATGCGTTCTATGGAGAACGGGCTCGTGTCAAATGGGGAGACCAGATCCGTTCTGTCATCCATGAGTTGCGTTGCAACCCGGACAGCCGTCAAGCAGTTGTCAATCTGTGGGATCCAACTGACCTGCTACGGCAGACAAAGGACAAGGCTTGCAACCTTTGCATGATTTTCAGCGTTGAGGATGGCGTGCTCCACATGACAACGTTCAACCGCTCAAATGATTGCGTCTGGGGATTTTTGACTGGAGCGAACATGGTTCACATGCCGTTCTTCATGGAATACGTGGCCAGCTCTCTTGGGATGTCAATGGGAAATTGGTATCACTGCTCAGCGAACATGCACATCTACGAATGGAACGAAAAGTGGCAGGCCATTGAGGAAGATCCCTTGTATGGCCTGGACCCCTATCAAGAGCGCGGTCTTAGGACCATGCCGCTCATGGTCACATCCGGTGAGGTGATTGGATTTGATCTTGAGCTTGACACCCTGCTTGACCAGATGTGTGGAGCGGTTGCCAACTTCAAGCGGGGATTTTCCCCTGTCTATGCGGTTGATGGAAGCACACCCGCGTTCATCAAGGATACAGTTCTTCCAATGTTCAACACGATCTGCCTCTACAAGAAAGCGCGTGAAGGAAAGGTTGAGGACTCCCAGGTCCGTGAAGAAGTGATGCCATGGGTCCGTTCTATCAAGGCGCAAGACTGGCAAGCTGCCGCTCGCTTGTGGCTTGACAACCGCTTGAAAGGAGTGCAAGCCTAACTCATGGACCACTCTCTTGAAGAAGAAATTCGGCGCATCAGCAACGTGATTGAAAGTGGTGAGGTCCAGCGGTTTCACGCCGTGCCATCCGTCCCGATGCAATCTGTCGCTCAGCACGCTTGGGGAGTTTCAGTGCTTTGCACGTTCATCAAAACGGATCCCCGTCCTGACATGATCATGTTCGCACTCTGCCACGACATGGAGGAGCTCTACACGGGTGACATCCCTTTCACCACGAAACGTGAAGTGACTGGTCTTAACGAGCTACTGGAAAAGGCTGAAGACGCGTGCCGAAAGGAACACCTGTTTGATCTGCCACGAATCACCAAGGCTGAAAAGGCTGTCATCAAGTTCGCTGACATGCTTGAAGGCTTGCGATGGACCATGATCTACGAACGTGGTGACAAGGTGGTTTGTCACCGCTGGCGTGCCGCCATCTGGGACATGATGCACCATGAGGAGACGTTGCTTGCTCTAAGTGATGCCGAAATGCAACGTGTGAAAGCTCTGTTTGAAACCTATCTACCAACCATACAATGAAAGACGCATTGAAACGACAAGTCGGAGGAAGCCACTATCAAAGCAGTGGAGTCCAGCACGCTCAGTTCTGCCAAGCCAATAGAATCCCATGGTGTGAATCATCAGCGTTGAAATACCTCACAAGACACCGCCGAAAGAATGGCAGGCAAGATCTTGAGAAGGCCAAGCACTATCTTGAAATCTGCTGTCACGAGGATTACCTTGTCAGGAATGCCAACCCTGTCGGGATGTATCCCAAGAACTTCATGATCCCGCTGGCCACGTTCTTGAAAGACAATGCCGTGCCAGCGGCTGAGGCGGAAATCATGAAGCTGATTGTCAGTCACCAAGAGGTCCATGGAGAAAGCACTTTGTTGAATGCCATTCGCAAGATTGACACACTCATCAAGCACTATGATGATGAAACCCTTGGTGCTGACCTGCTTTTTTAAGGAATCACCCCTTCATCGCTGAGGGTGATCTCCGGTCCCCACACATCAACGGCTCCAACCCTCCAATAGACCGGACGGGTTGGAGCCGGAATCGTTGAGGTGACACCTGTCGTCACAGTGGCAACCAAGTTCCCAGGTCCAGGTGTGAATCCCATCGTGGTGGAGGCATAGACGTTGAACTGCTTCATGTCCGCCTCAAGAGTGTGAGTCCATGAAACGGGATAATTGCTGCCGCTTGGCGTGCCGACTGTCAATGCCGTCGCTGCCGTTGGAGCAGGGTTGGTTCTTGTGATTGTCAGTGCATCACCCTCGCCACCCGCATTGAAGGCACGGATTTGGAATTCAAGCACACGACTGACACTGACCGTGTCAACCTCATACTGAGCGCGGGTGTATTCAGCGATGAGTGCCGTGCCGACATCAAATGACCGTAGGGGTGTGACTCCACCTGGAAGATAGACATAGACGATGTATCCCTGAGCACTGTTGACAGCGTTCCACTTTGCGGATGCAACCAAGCCGTCAAAGGCATTCTGCGTTGGATTCGCTTCTGGAGCGGTCGGGGTGGCAATGTTTGAACCAACCACAAAGGAGTTTGAAACCGTGTAGATGACATTCCCATTGAGCGAAAACGGTGCGACCCGAACCTTCAATGTGCCTGCATTGACCTGGAGCTGGACTGGAGGGTTGGCATACGTGGCCACGGCGTTCCACGTGGCACCATCATCGTAAGATGTCTGCATCACGTAGGAGGCAGATCCAGGCTCTGGCAACCAATCAATGAACACCCTGTCATCACGGTCTGGCACTGCTGAAATCGTCACCCATCCAACTTGTGGATTCGTGCGGTTGCGGATGACGTTGAACGGAATGGCATCTACCGTAGTGCTGTCCTCATAGTCGTATGACTGTGAAACGTAGTTGACAACCGTTAGTTCAACCGTCTTAGAGTCAATTGGCCGGATACCAATGACCTTTCCAAGGAAGCTCCACAGATCAGCCACTCCAAACGCATAGAGCGGAGGGACCCGGTTCTCACTGAAGTCCAGAGCAGGCGAAGGGTCACTTGCAAGAACCACTTTGTTTGGACTCGGTCCAGGTGTGCAAGTGATGGGACTGCCAATGATGGCACCGTCGTCACCACGGATGGCGATCTTATGGACGATAGATTCGGTTGCGAATTGCACCTGCTCTGAAAGTGTCATCACATTGGTCGCTGAATCATAGGCCATGATCATCCCCCCCTGTCCAACCCTGACCGTGTCATGCGTGATTGAAACTAGGTCAAGGTATGCTGGGATGTGACCTTCAAGACCAGTTTGAAAAATCACTGTCTTGCGCTGGAGCTCACGTCGGGCCTGAATGTGCATTCCTTCTTGATAGGCACGGTTCCTGGATGTGACACCCGGAAGCTTGAGCCTGTCCAGGTTGAGCCCGGATCTTCCAGGTAGCACACAATTCACTTCCTTCGGCTTCCACGTGTCAGGGTCTGTGTATTCAATCGTCAAACCATCAAACGGCTGGAACTCAAACATGGCCAGTCGTTTGCTCAAAGTGCCTTGAACGATATTGTGCTGATTGAACACCGCGGATGGAAGTGTCTGTGGCACATCACGGACCGCTGTCACAAGTGAACCGCGTGGCACTGGCACGGCACGACCAACCCGAAGGATCATCTTGGCGGCTTCCCAGATTGTCATGGGCGAATCAAAGATCCAATCAAAGTGGACACCCTCTGCATCAAACGTGTCTGCCAGATTCTTGAGCGTTGGAAGATCAAGATAGAGATCAGGTAGCTTGGCACCATAAACTGAACGGAACAGGTCACAGAATGACCAGATCGGGTTCCTGGTTGCAACCCTAGCAGACCAACCGCTGCCACTGCTCCAGGTCGGGACTTTCCTTGTGCAGATCACGTTGAAGGCTTTCGCTGACTGGTCATTGAGATTGTTGGTGGCCAGTGCCTTCATTGCGATCACTGTCACATCACCGAAGTTTCCAATGCTTTGTGCATATCCTTTCACGGCTTCCCAGCGAGCCATGGTGGCCTTTCGTGTGCTTCCTGGTTTGTTTGTGCTGCGACGGCCGCGAACCTCATAGCGTCCCGCTGGAACAGCCTTGGAGAACGTGATGCGTTGAGGAGTATTGTCAGAACGTGTGACGACAGGGTTGGCGATATTCGTCCAGGCACCAAGAGCGGCTCCAGCCTCGTTGATTGAGCGGTATTCAAACAAGAGCGTCACCGATTCACTTTCAAGTTTGCCCTTGTCATTCATTGAGTAGAGTCCTTGTGGGAAAGAAACATCCACAGCGATACGGTGGATTGGTGAATCCCATTCGTTCAATGTGAATGGACCACTTGGTCCATCATAGAGATCTTCATTCGGGCCGAGGAGCTCAATGTTTGAAACTTCAAGGGATGTGGTGACGGATGATTCAACCAGTGTCACGTTCGTCCCAGGTGGACAGATTTGCAGTTGCACCTCATTGAAGTCTCCAGTCGGTGTGTCATCGAGCTGAGTGACTTCAATATCATAGGAGCCTTGACCGATGCAGAACAGTGAATATTGATATTGCTCATTCCCGACATACTCAGAATAAGGACGGCAGATGTATGTCGGCCATCGCCGGCATCTTCCATAGACAACCTCAATCGGCTCACCTGGACGGAACTGATTGCTCTGTCCGCGCAAGGTGTAGACGCTGTTCGGGCTGTTCGTCTGGTCTTGCGGGATGCGCGGGTCTGGCATCAAAAGATACGCTGCCACTGCCACGATGATGGCCACGATCGCAATGATGATTGTGACAACCTCACCAGGAAGCGCGATGAAGATGGCGACGTCACCATCCTTGATGATTCGCCTGTCCCATTCTTCACGAACGAGCAGTTCACCATTGAACTGGAGCGCCGTCGGCCGCTCAAACTCAATGAAGTCTGGTCCATAGTGGCTGGCCAGCCATTGCCGAATCGTTTGGCCTGCTGATACTTGATACCGCTCAAGTCCCTCAAGAGGGTTGAACGGGTTTGTGACGATTACGATTTGGGGGATCATGGCAGTAGTCGGTAGAATTTCAGATTTTGGATTCCAGAGAATTGCAGGCTGGCACGGTGCTGGAACACCACACCCGCTCCATCAAAGGCATGGAAGACGCCACCCTGTCCTTCGCCCTCTTCAATCCACAGACCGACATGGTGGCCATGCCTGTTCGTTGACATCATGACGGCGCAGAAATGCTCTGGTTCAGGTATTTCCTCCCAGTGCTGTTTTTCGTGCTTGCTGGCTCGCAGGACAGATCGCAGATCCTTGGCGTCAACATTGGCCAGAAGTGACAGGGTGCGACCCCTACGCTCGCGGTAGGAATGGCACACAAGTCCCCAACAATCAAAGGCGTCCGGGCCTCTTGCGCCGGACACCCATGGTTTCCCAATGAGGGACATGCAGAACTGTGAATCCGTCATAGCGGTGGGAACCGAACTGAATTGTAGATTTCAGTCGGAAACTTGAGGTTGAGGAAATCAACTGGCACGGCACGACCGGAAACTTGCGCTTCACTAACGGTCACACCAAGCAAGAAGAGGCGGAGCGGCGGGTCCATGAGTGGTGTTTCAAGATCACTTGACAGGTATGGACGGTAGAGGATTTCAACAGGTGCCGGAAAGTCCATAGCAGATTCACAGAAGTCTGACACGCGGTTGTCAGCATTGTCAATCGTGATGCTCAGCTCTTGAAGACCTCCATCGTCTGTGGCTGGCAACGTGAAGTTGAAGGCGCAAGCGCGGAACTTTGTCCAGGCTCCACTTTCAAGTCGCATCTGTTTGTGGAAGAAACCTTGCACAAGATACAGAGGCCTGGACATGGAAGGGTGGCTGAGTTCCAGTGTGTGGAGGTATGCCACGTTCGCTGGAGCGATGGCATAGGCCTCAACAAGTGCTGGATGAAGGTGGTCGTTTGGCATAGGTCAAGTTTCGTTTGCTTCTTCAATCTTGCGATTGTTCGCTTGGATCAAATCCTCAACATCTTGGCGTTCAATCTTGCCGACGCATGGCAGGCCACTCATCTTGCGAAACATCATGCGAAGAGCGGCAGAGTGGTCATCTCTTGAACGATTGGCTTCTTTCGTCAACTGCTCAATGCGTTGCGCGTGCTTTTCCATCATTGCGATCTGTGCCTTCTGCAGATCATTGTTCTCGCTGAGCAGTGCCTTTCGTTCCTCTTGGTTGGCATCCTCTTTACGAATACGATCAACCTTATCTTTCTCGTCACGCTTGGCTGTCCACCAAGCTAGGACGCAGAAGAAAACAAGACCGACCAAGCCGATTCCCCATTTTTCAAGGAGCCGTTCCCAGGTGCCAATGTCCTCATTCGTTACAACTCCAAGCAATGAGACGCCGAACAGGGTGAAAATAAAATCCTTCATGGTGTGGTGTAAGTGCATGAGATTTTATCTCCACCCTGATCTATAGACTAGCCTTTTGTCGCCTGGAAGTGCATCGCATCATATCCCCAGAAGGCACCTGCTGAGAGCCAGCCTTTGCGGGCGAAGCACTCCATGATTTCCAACGGCATGTCCGCCACCATTGGCCAAGAGTCGCGGAAGGTATTGTCATCGGCATCCAGGTCTATTGCAGCTCCATAGGCATGGCAGCTCCAAGAGGTGCCACCCCGCTTCGGCCTGAAGTTGAAGACGCCACCGTAGTCTTCAGCTTCTTCAAGGATTCCACGGTTGCCATGATAGCGAGTGCCAATGTCCTTCAAAATTCCAGTGAGTGACTCAGCACACTTGCGGTGGACGCGTGTCCGGGTCACCCGCTTGCCATCATAGAAGGTGGGATAGGGAAACTCAATGAACACAAGTTGACTTTCGTCTCCAGGCTCTCCATAGAACTTTCTGAGGCTCATCTGGTCTGGAGCAGGCCACGGGTTGACCGCTGGCATCATGGATCGCAGGTGGAGCTGACAGGCGGCGATGCTCCTCGGTCCCCAGAAGCCATCGTCACACCCATCCCGGAACTTGAGTGGGTAGGAGTTGCGGATGCGCTGTTGCATCGCCACAATGCGGTTCGTCCGCTGAAGGTTGGTTTCGCTCACTTGCTTGAGTAGTTAGGAATGAAGATGGGGGAGGAAGGTGGTGTGTAGAGCATACCACCCTTGGATGAGCTCAAGCTGCCGTAGGGTGATTGAACGGTGAGGCCTTGGCAGCTTGGCAAAAGCAGTGAAGCGAGTCCAGCTACTAACAGCAAGATCGGGAGCTGGTCCACCTTGAAGCTGTTGTTCTTGATACCGTCATCAACGTAGTCGCCGATCAGCATGACGATAGGCTTTGCGGACGTGGCAAGGGCTGGACCCGAGATCATCAACCACTTGGCTGTCTCCGCAGGGAAGAAAGCTAACAGGTTAAGGAAATCCGCTCCACCGATGAAGGTCATGATGATCCCCAGGATGTAGAGGACACGGATGATTTGTGAGCGCCATAACGGAGGGCCGAAACTGACGAGTTCTGCTTGGACTTGGACGGGTTCGTTTTTCATGGTTCTGTTTTCTTTTGTTGGTGTTAGGAGAATCAAAGGCCAGTCAAGTCAAGGGCTCTTACGGCCTGCTTTGAAAAGCTGATTGTCAGGCGTTGAGTGGTAGCCTTGCCAAAAGGTGTATTGAAGGTGACTTGATGAGAGACGCCATTGCCACCTGAAGCAGAATAGATCTGCTTCAACCTTGTGATGTTAGTCCCCGCTCCGGCGTTCTTTCGCAGATACTTGACGAGAGTGAAATCTGAAGAGAAAGTGGCTGCCACGTTTGAAGGTGCGGTGTCATTCATAGACCAAGTTGACCCGGTTGTTACGAGTGCTCCTGTTCCTGTTACGTCTGCCAGTGCTTTCGCGTTGGCTTCATTGAAAACGTAGGAGGAAGAACCAGAGGAAAGCATCTCAAAAGGAGCATTGACGCCGTTCCTGCGAAGGCGGTATTCACAACCTGGATCACCACCTAACAAAGTAGAGGTGTCAACCGCTGGTCCAGTGATTGCTGAAGTGATTCGTGCCACACTGGTAGAAACCATGCTTGCGATCGTGGCCAAGCCGAGGTCATCAAAGTAGGTTCCAGGTGTTGCAAGGCGAATCGTGCCGCTGGCACCCATTGCTCCAGGGTTGGCAGCGTCTGTGATGGTGATGGTGTCTGTATCAACCACCGTGGCGACCGTGAACGTTCCATTGTAGCCTGCCAAGCTGGCACCCTCAATCACAACGGAGTCACTAACGGACAAGCCGTGAGCGGCAGTGGTATTGATGGTGAAGGTGGTGGAGTTGGATGAGGCGGAGCTGATGGCAAACCTACGGGGAACCACACCTCTCAAGTCCAGCTTGTCACCTGCTAGGAAGTGCGTCGCTCCAGTGAAGGTGACATCCACGTTCGTGCCATTCCCCACAATTGAAGTGAGGGCATACTTTGTCGGGATGCCTGTTGCTTCTGCTCCCAGATCATAAGTTTGTGAACGGCCAGAAACAGTTTCTTGCACTTCATACTCAAAAACGATCTGGTCTTCTGCATCAATAGCGATTGTTGATGGCAGCAATACCCGAGAGCAGTTAGGGAAGATGAAAGATCCCAAAGTGTAGGCTGAAGCGGCAGAGTTGAAGTTCACACGGACACGGCGAATCCAAGTGTTAGAGGTGTCTGAGATTGTAGTAGAAAGGACCGTGATACTGGCAGAGGTTTGAATAGAACCTGTCGTGCTGGAAGCTCCGCTTGCATTGACTGAAAACCTGCGGATCCTTCCCCCGGTGATGGTCTTAGCCACACCCGTCACCGTGATGGAAGTGTCACTCGCTCTTGCGCTTACGTGGCAACGGTGGCCAGTGTTACCTCCAGCGCTAAACCAATAGAGTTCATCTCCGATTTTTGAAGGAGAGCTGGGAAAAGTCCCGCTCCCTGTCGCACGTGTAACCGTGTTCCCGCTTTGGTTCCAAGTGCCATCCAGGTCTTCATAGTTAGGAGTCGTTGAAGTCATCGCATGGCAGGCTGTCGCGGTGGTAGTAGTCCAAGTGGGGCAAGCCTCAATGTTCAAACCTGCATTCAAAATGATGTTAGGGACATTCTCCATCCGGGTCTTCAAGCTGCCATCTTTTCGGCGGACTTCAAGCCATAGGATCTTTCCGGAAATTTCTGATGTATGTTCAAAGTTCATGGTATGACGAGTTCAATTGTTGGTTTGTAGAAGGTGCCAGTGGTTGCATCATTGGGAACTGTTACGAGAGCGCTGACATCAACTAGCACCTCTAGAATCTCAACGACAGGCTTGTAGAAGGTGCCTGCCAAGGTTTCAGGTGTTAGAGTGCCGATGTCTCTTTCGGTAGACTTCAATTCAACGACAGGCTTGTAGAAGGTACCAGATACTTCATCGGCTGTTAGCATTCCAATATCTCTGATGGTGTCACGTAGCTCAAGAGTCGGTTTGAAAAACACTCCCTGCAAAGGCTCAACGAAAGTGCCGATGTCCAGGACAAACGGTCCCCGGGTTATGAGCACGTTGCCAAGCCCTTTTACGGTGATGCCTATCTCAAAAGTCCTTGCATAGATGTGAAGGCTGATGGTCTGACCTTCTGCCGGATAGACCTCAAACATTTTCAATTGATCAGCATCAACTATCTTTCTGTTGGCATACACGGCCACGGTTGGGGCGTAGTAGAGTGGATAGGGACGCTCACTGCTAGGGATCACAGTTTGTGCAACCACTCGTTCAAGCTGAGCTGTAACCTTGAAACGATTGTGTGGAACGTATGATTCATTGAACTTGCCACCAATGAAACGGACAGGGACGCTGAAGAACTGGCCATCAACAGGGAGTGTGATGAAGAAGTGCATGGCTCCACCCTGCAATGTGACATAGAAGAAATCTTGGAACTCTTGCA